ATTTCCGAATAGCGAATACATTCCTCTATAGCTCAGTCGGTAGAGCGAGTGACTGTTAATCACTATGTCCCTGGTTCGAGCCCAGGTGGAGGAGTTATGTTAAATAAATTGCGTGGGGATGTAACATGGGGCGAACAGTTCTACTACATCTACATCTGTTTTAAGGAAGTATTCAGACTATGCCTTATAAAGATAAAGAAGAAAATCGTAAGTATCAGCGTGAGTGGGCTAGAAGAAATTCTAAGACTCGTAAAGAAAATCAGATTAGTTATGCGAGGAGAAAGCAGATAGTAGATGAAGCAAAGAGTCATCCTTGCATTATCTGCAATAAAGAATTTCCGCACGTCGTAATGGATTTAATTCATGTAGATCCAACCCCTAAAAAGCATAGTGTATCCAAGTTGTTGCAATCTGCAAGTTACAAAACACTGCAAGAAGAAATAGACAAATGTGCTGCAATATGTGCTAATTGCAATCGATTATTAGAACATGGTATGGTAGATCTACCGCAACTTATTATTATCAGATAGGTTCAAATCTCTTTATAATGAAATCTTAGAACCTAACAGTATTTTCAATGATAATCTGGTATAAATAAACCGAGGACAAAAGTTTGCAGGGTCAGAGTAGTCATGCCTTTAACACGTTTAGATAACCTTATCAGCTCAAAAACTGGTAAGTATCTTTATGTTTCACCAGACGATTTTAACGCAACAGATTCGTTATCTAACAGAGGTAACTCACCTGTAACTCCATTTAAGAGTATTCAGCGTGCTTTCTTGGAAGTTGCTAGGTATTCTTATACTCCTGGTCCTTCGAACGATAGGTTCGACCAGTTCAGCATTATGCTGATGCCTGGTATTCACTATATTGACAACCGTCCTGGTGTAGAAGACACCAGTGAAATCGAACAATTCCTATTCGATCAGGGTACTAATGCTTGGGGTGCTGACCCTAACCTAGACATTAGTGATGTAAATAACATCCTTTGGAAGTTCAACAACACTGAGGGTGGTGCTATTATCCCTAGGGGTTCATCACTTGTAGGTTATGACCTTCGTCGTACCACAATTCGTCCTCTCTATGTTCCTGACCCTGCGTCGGTAACTGTTCCTCGTTCTGCTATCTTTAACGTAACTGGTGGTTGCTACTTCTGGCAGTTTACTATTAAGGACGGTCAGACTACTGCAGAATCTCCTCTCTATGATCCAAATAAGGGAGGTCAAGTCTACTTTGACCCTACTGACTTTAGTAGACTAACTCCACCTAACTTCTCTCACCACAAACTAACTGTATTCGAGTACGCAGATAAAGAAGAACTGCAACTCTTTTACAGAAAGATTGCTAAAGCATTTGAGAGATATCAACCAGAGATCAACCAACCTGGCGAATTCGATTTCAACGTTCAAGAGAACAGAATCGTTGGACCTCTATCTGACTCTCGTGTTATTGAATCTTTGAAGTTCGTTGATGCAACTTCAGATAACACAATCCCTGCATCTACAACACAGATTGAGGTTACTACTAAGGTAGACCACGGATACTTTGCAGGTCAGTTTGTTGCTATCTCTAATACTGAGATTGATGACGAGATTGAAGGTTTCTGGGACATCTATGATATTGATGAGAATGATCCTCGTAAGTTCACCTATCGTGTTCCTTTCGTTGCATCTGGTATCGGTAACGGAATTTTCTCAGAGAAGATTGTTAACGTAGATTCTTCTCCTGCACTAGGTCAGAACGCACAGGTTCTCGCGGAAGTTGATTCTGTTGAGTCTGCATCTCCATATGTCTTCAACGTTTCAATCCGTTCTGTTTGGGGTATTTGTGGTATCTGGGCGAATGGTCTAAAAGCCACTGGATTTAAATCCATGGTTATCGCTCAGTACACGGGTGTTTCGCTCCAGAGAGACGACAGAGCATTCATCCGCTATGATGAGTATGCTAACACTTGGAACCAAGCATCACTAGTAGACGCATTTGCTACAGTTCCTTATCACGCGAAGGGTGATTCTTACTGGAAGGATGACTGGAGAAACTTCCACGTTCGTGCTTCGGAAGATGCATTCATCCAGAACGTTTCGATCTTCGCTGTTGGTTTCGCAGATCACTTCCTGATGGAAAGTGGCGGTGACATGTCGATCACCAACTCTAACTCCAACTTCGGTAATACATCACTTCATGCTATTGGTTTCAAAGGATTCTCCTTTAACCAAGATAAGGCAGGTTATATCACTGACATTATTCCTCCTCAGCAGGTTAAAGCAAGTGAGACAAATACCGAGAAAGTCCTTTACTACACCATTGACGTTCAAGGTAGCAGAGAGCAACTTAACGGACAAGAGAACCGCACTAGATTATACCTTGGTGGTACTGATCTAGACAATCCACTCAATCGTCCTGCTGCTACCATTGGTGGTTATAGAATTGGTGGTAAGACAGAAGATAAACTATATGTCAAACTTGATAGTCTCAATAACATCAGTGAGTATCAAGCAACACTAGAACCAACTGGTTTTGTTAAGTATATTGCTAAAGGATCTGTACTCAATCCAACTGGAGATCAGGAGTTTAATCTTAACTCCACTAACATCGACGCTGCTAACCTAATCGAAAGCAACCGTCGCATGATCCAGGAGGAAGTCTTTGGTTATATCTTTGAGAAGTATCCTAGACTCCAGAACATTCCTTATGTTAACCCTGGTCTAAATCCTGCTGCTAACCGTTACTTCGACGCACGTAACCTGATTCTTGACAACCGTTCCCAGATTGTTGAGGAAGCATATGCATCGATGCTGATTGCATATCCTAACTATGATGGAAACGGTGGTAATACTAACGGAGCTAAGTGCAAGCGTGACATTGGTTTCATTGTTGATGCTATCGCAGAAGACCTTAGAGATGGTGGTAACAGAAACATCATTGATGCTACTAAGTTCTACTTTGTTCTAGATGAAGATCCAAACTCACCTACCTTCGGACAACAGGTTCCACTAGAGAATGGTTTAGTAGGAGAAGAAGAAGCAGCACTGTTTGCATACAGAAGAGCAAGAGATCTGTGTAAGAAAGCAATTGCTAACCTGTTAGATGTTAAAGCAGATATCTGGGATACTGATCCTAACAGCATTCTGGCTCCATATGGTATTAACCCAGGAAGCAATGGTTCTTCTCAATCACTAGATGCTGATGGTAATCAGATCTTTGATAGTAAGAATGTTACCGTTGATAGCAGCAATAAAGAAGATCCTGCTGGTCGTTATAAGGATGCTCGCAACCGTATTGTTGCTAACCGTCAGTTTATCCTTGACGCAGCACTAGCAGAAATTTCTGTTTATCATCCAGACTTCTATATTCCTGGTGAACTAAACGAGACTGCTGAGTCACGTTATGCTGATGCATTCAGACTTATTCGTCGTAACAGTAAAGAAATTACTGATAGAGCACTCGCTAAGATTGCTGCAGAGCGTACAGATTTCTACTTCCCTGGTGACGCTCAAACAAATTCCAGATCTAGACTTGCAGATGCATACCGTCTAATTGTTAAGAACAAGGAAGAGATTGCTGATCGTGCTCTAGCACAGGTTGCAATTCAGAACCCAGACTTCTACTTCCCTGGTGATACTCAGACTGATTCGCAGTCTAGATTTGCTGATGCATATCGCTTGATTCAGAACAACAGACAGGTCATCATTGATGATGCATGGAATATCATGCAGCAGTCTGCTACACCAGCATCTGATTCTACTGAGTTTAAGTGTAAGCGTGACATCGGTCACTTCATCGATGCTGTTTCTCTTGACCTATTCAGAGGATTTAACAAGTATTCTAGACTATTTGGTGCTGAGTATTTTGATGAGGGCACAGGTCAGTACATTGCTGATGGTATCAACGATCCTGGTGAGATTGCTGCTGCTAAGGTAGCATTTAACAGAGCAAGAGACACCATGAAGCTTGCTATCACCAACAATCTTCCTGGTGCTGTATATGAAGATAATAGTGTAACTGGCGACCCAACCCCAGGTCAGAACCCTGGTGGTGTTGGATCTCCTGGTAGCAACCTAGGTAACAATGATAACCCAGCATCCTGTGCTAACGTACAGTCTGCTATCGATACTTTAACTTTCACTGTTACTCAGATTCTAGAGTTTGGTCTAGGTGAACTAGCAAACTTCCCTCTAGACAATGCTAATTCTGGTGCTGGTGAGAATAAGTGTCTAAGAGATATTAACTATTTCATCGAAGCAATTTCACTAGACATGTTTATGTCTGGTAATGAGTATTCTTATAGATTTGCTGCAGAATACTTCCAAGATGAGAACACTCAGATCACCGCTGGTTTGAATGGTGAACTACTAGAGAGTCGTGCCATCTTCCAGAAGGCAAGAGATATGATGATGAAGGCAGTTTCCAATCAACTGTACTTTAAGAATCTACAGGTAACCCCTGACAATGCTCCTGGTTCTGATTACGGTCAGATTGTAAGATCTTTCACACCACATAATGCAACTTATGATGGAGCTACTGGCAATTCTGTACTTACTATTGCTAACCACGATCTAAAGGTTGGCGATCATATTCAGATTGCAACTGGTGGACTATCATTCACCTGCACCATGGATGGCAACACTCAAGTAACTGCTTATCCTCGTGCTACTGACCCTGCTGCTGGTAAGTATATTCGTGTTGATGCTGTTACTGCTGACACGATCACAGTAAACGTAGGTGCTAGCGATCCTGCTGATGTATACCCACATAGTTTTGTTAGTGCAATAAACAACTGCATTACTTTTGGTGCTAATACTGACAATCACCTTAATGAGTATCTTTGCAGCGACGTTCAGTCTACCATTGATAACCTCTGGAGTATTGTTGATGGAATCTTCGGCAACAACAATCTAGGTTCTCTTCTACGTGGTCCAGATGATGAGGTAGACTGGGAGAACATTGGACCCACACCTCTCAACAAAGGATCATATCCTGCAGGCGCTGCCAAGTGTGCTCGTGACATCGGTTACTTTATCGATGCTATCTCTGTTGACATGTTCCACAAAGGTAACAGTCACACAGTTAAGTTCATCGAACAATACTTCGATGGATCAGGCGTACCTATTACTAATGGCATTGTAACTCCTGAGAAAGATGAAGCAATTCTTGCTTTCCAAGAAGCAGAAGAGTACATGGCGAAGGCAATTCGCAATGAACTATATTATAAGGATCTAGGTGTAACTCCTGGTGCTCCTAACTATGAGGTTGGTTCTGGTAATGACGTTCCTGTAACTTCTCCTAATGCATGTCAAGATGTTGTTTCTTACATTGATAACCTAGTAAGCTACGTTGTAGATGCAATCAACGATCAGAACCTAAATGATCTTCCTGTAGTCAACACTGGACTATACAACACTGAGTTTGGAACTACTGGTAACGCTAAGTGCCGTAGAGACATCGGTCATGTTGTTGATGCTATCGCACAGGATCTCTGGTTCGGTGGTAACGAGTATACCATCGCTGCAACTAAAGAATACTTTGCAAATGCAAACACTTTGCTAGCAAATGGTGTTGACTTCGAAGTCGGTCCTTCTATCACAGCATTCAAACGTGCTGCTGATTTGATGAACCGTGCAGTCAACAATCAATACTATGTCAGAGAAATTGCTGGTCTTCCTGCTCTAACTCTAGACCAGAAGGGTGATCCTGCCGTCTTCTCAGACATTCACGCTGATGCATATAACCTTGTACTTGCTAACAAGGAATTTATTGCAGAAGAAGCATATCAGCGTATGCTTGTTACATACAACCAGTACACTCCTTCCGAGGGTAACACTAAGCAGGATTGTCTGGATGATGTGTATAGCGTCCTAGAACAAGTAATGTGGGACGTTAAGTTTGGTGGAAACATCAAGACTCTAAGAGCTGCTAACATCTATATCTCTAATGAGTTCTATCCAGCAGACTTCCGTTTAGACTTCCCAACAGCACCAGTTGTTGGTAATACACAAACTGGTCCTACTTCTGGATTCTATACTGAAGAGGGAATCAGATGGGCGTGGGATGGAACTGCATGGAAAGTTGAGACATTCATTGATGCTGAGCGTGATGAAGCGAAGAAAGTATTCCAAGAAGTAAGAGATCTTGCTATTGCAGTAATGCGTAACGAGGTTATAACTCCTACTAACTGGTCTCCAACCCCAGCACAAGAGCAGTTCATCGATTATACTATCGTAACTGATTGGGACTCTGACATCAGCAATGGCGAGACAAGTCTCCTACCTAAGTGTCAGTCTGTTGCTATTGCTATCTACAACCTGTTTGGCATCCTTGATGATGCAATCGGTACAACCAGCACTGGTGTTGGTACTGTAACTGCTGAGGCATCCTTCCCAGGAGCAACTCCAGATCCAACATATGAGACTGCAACTAGTATCACTGCAACAACTGCAAACACTATTACTTTCAACGTTGGTGCATCTAACAATCTAGTTTACGAACATAGTTTTGTTACTGCACTTGCAGATAGTATTGTTGTTGGTGGTGATTACGATCATCGCTTTGTTAGTGTCGCTAATGATGCTGTTGTAGATAATAACGGTGTAACATATACGCCAGGCAATGCTGTTTATAACACATCTACTGGTAAGGTAACACTATACTTTGGTGCTCCACATGGTCTAACTACATCAAACACTGTAAGGTTTGTTGATAACAGCTTTACCTTTAGATGTGCTATGGATAACTATGCTACCGAGCATACCTATCCTAGAACATCTGATTCTAACTCAGGTCAGCAGATGATTATCACTGCTGTAACTCCTAAGACTGTTGAAGTTCAAGCACCCGCATCTGTCAACACAACATATACACCAACTAATGCTACATATGATCCTGAAACAGGTGATGTTATAGTAACAATTGGAGCACATAGCATTAGCACTGGAACAAGTATTAGAGTACAACCTAATGCTCTGACCTTTACTTGTGCTCGTGATGGTTATAAGCAGCGTCATTCATATCCTGCTGCCGCAGCAATCACACAACCTAAAGAGTATAGATTAGGCAATTGTTCTGACGTTCTACAGACAATCGATACTCTAACTGGTATTGTTTGTGATGCTCTCTACGCTGGTAACATCCAAGATCTTCCTGATCTCAGCACTGGTGAGTGGGATTGTGCTAACGTTCGTTCTACTATTGAAACTCTCTTTGACATCTTCATGGATGCCATTGCAGAGGGTTCAATTGATGATCTACCTCCTGTTAATAGCGGAGACTTTATCACCAATGCAGAGGCATCTAAGTGCTTTAGAGACGTTTCTTATATCGTTGATGCAGTCGTCAATGACCTACGTTATGGTGGTAACATCAACAGCATTCAGGCAGGTGAAGCATACTTTGTTGGAGCTCAACTAGATTACATCGATGGAGAAGCAGTAGAAACAACCGATGCATGGAACTATGTCGGTCAGTTGGCAACTGCAGCAATGCGTAATTTTGACTTTGTTGCTTATAACTGTGAAATTACTTCTGCACCAGCAACAGCAGCACGAGTCAACGTTGGTGACACTAGAGGTATTGTCATTGGCATGAGTGTTACTGAATATCAGTCATCTCCTACTCCATATGTCAACGGTCTTCTACAATCAACTGCTGTACCTACCTATACTAATATTCCAGAAAATACTTTCGTTAAGAATATTATTGACGATCAGTTTATTGAACTGGGTGTAAGAGGATCTAGACTAGATTTTGGTAAGACACAGAATGCAACTCCTGTAGGTGCAACTGGTACTGTTAATCTACACTTTAAGTTCGAGACTCCTGCATGGGCTGACACTCTCCCTGAGACTGTAGTTGTTGGACCAGAAGGAGAAAATCCTGATGTTATTCAGGACACCACTACATCACCTACACAACGCGAGTGTGCTGCTGTTGCAGATGCTATTGAAGTTCTTATTCAGAACATCACTACTATCATCAACACTGGTCTAACCTACACTGATGCTAATGGTAATGAAGTTCCTACTATTCCCAGACAGGAAGCAACCTTCAATACCTCACTACTAGCATCTAGAGCGACTGTATTTACTATTGATAAGACAGGTACTGGATCTCCTGAAGCACACAACTTCGAGACTGGAACTCCTGTCAGACTTGTACCACGTCCTCGCTTTGATCCAGATCGTAACGAGTATGTAGATGTTGACAAGCGTCTGGTTAGACTACCAAATGGTTTTGATACTAATGAAGTATACTATGTAATTGCTCCTGGTAGAGCAACACAACCTGTTGACTATTCTGGAACAACATACTTCAACGGTAGTGATGCAACCAAGTTGATGCTTGCATCGTCTAAGGAGAATGCAGCAGCAGGTATCTACATCTATGCATCTGAGACAGAATCTATTGATCCAGATGTAGAGATCGATCTCTATCAGTTCATCATCGATGACAAATATGATCTACACAACTATCAGTGTACTCTAACTGATACTGTTTTGGGTGGTATTGAGTCTGACATCGCACATATCTTCGATAAACCAAACTCTGCTACTACTATTCAGAAAGTATTCTTTAGAGAAGTAGAAGGTAGTGAATTACCTGCAGTTGCATCTCAGTTTATTAACGATCCTGATGTTGCTGTAACTAACTCCAACGATCCTAATTATGGTAGAATCAATCCTTATAAGGAATTCTATGTAAGGTATCAGACTTCTAAGATCTTCACAGTTCACAAAACTGAAGCAGAAGCAAGAGCGCAGGTCAGCACTTACACTGAAGGTGGTGTCAATCCAATTCAATTTGATATTCCTATTGGTGGTAGCAGAAAACCATTCAGAGTATTTGCTAACAAGAAGCTCAGTCCAATGCGCTTCGATCCAACATTCTCTAGCTCTGATGCTGAGGGTGGTAAGTGGTATCTTAACGTTAAGGATAAGATTACTGGTGCTCTATCTGGCGACACTGATATCGTTCAGCAGGAGATCTTCTATAGAATTCACCAAGGTGACTTTGCTGGTAAGCAAAGCACTACTGATACATGGTATGAGCGTATTAGTGATACTCGTGAAGCGGACGAGAGAACTTATAAACTACGTTATGTCATTCCTAAGTACCTTGAGAACGCTAGAGATCCTATCAACGGATTTGTTATTAAGACAAGAACTGACGATACTCGTAAGTTAGTACCACAGAAACTACTCCTCAAGCCTGTATCTGGTAACGTATATGGAGCACGTTTCATCAACCCACAGCAACCTGCTGAATACATTGGTTTCACTCAGCGTGACTTTGATCTAGATGATACCCTCAAAGAAGAGGAAAGATATGATCCATTTAGAAGACCTTTAACAGGTGAACCACAGGATACAAACTATACCAGTGTCGCCAGATTCTCTTCTGGTATTGCTGCTAGCATCCAGTCTGGTCGTTATGTTGAAGATCCACTAGATCCAGAAATTAAGTATCTAGAAATTACGGTATTCGATCATGGTGTTGATACTGTCAACTTCAGTGGTTTGAGAAATGAAATCTTTACAACTGTCAAGATTTCTTCTCCTCAGGGTGGTGCTTTCAACACTAATAAAACTCAAAGTCTATCCAGTGGTCCTAGTGCAAACAGGGTAACATTTGCTGGTAACTCTTCAGGTAGTGCATTTATCCATGGATACTATAGTGTTGGTGGAGATCACTATCTCATCATCAAGGGTATCAGTGGTGCTAAGGGCACTGCTTCCCTAGAGTATAGTGAGTATTACAACACTAGATTCTCTCAGACACAAGGCGACACAACTGTGTTTGCTGATATGCTGGAAGACCAGGATATGGGTAAATCGCTACCTCTGAAGACACATATCCGAAAAAATTTCCCAGAGTATTATTACAAGCAAAACGGCGCTAACGTTTATACCATTACTCCTGGTGATACAATCCAAGATGACACTGGTATTGAATACTATGTTGCATCTGTCGAAGATGCAGGTATCATTGAAGACACCTTCTACATCTTTGATAGTAAAGAACTTCAGAAGAGAATCCCAGGTCAGCAAGATGGTATCTACTATCTAACTTGCTTGCGCGGTAACATCTCACCATTCCCACAAGGTGCTGGTGCTGGTGGTAACTTCCAGAAGTTTAAGTTCTCACAACCAGTTGGTAAACTGTATCCTCTAAACTACAGAAACGATCCTCTCTGGTTTAAGAGTTCTGGTACAAGTGAGGCAGAAAAAGCATACTACAGTGCTCTAATTGATCCACCTCAGGCATTCTCTGCTGCTGACAACTATATTCATGGTAAGGTTACTGTTAATGATACCAAGCACTCTGTAACTAGAGAACTCGTTACGGATCTACTACATCAACCAGCATTCATCAGTAACAAGTATACTAATACTACTAGTGATTTTGATGGTAATGTAATTGATAACAGAATTCAGGCACAGGAAGGTAATGCAACTTCAGGTTCGGAAGATCGCTTGATTCCTATTGCTGGTGATAGCACAGTTCTCTCAGATCAGCGTTACTATGTTGAACTCCGTAGACCATCTATCGCTCGTGCTGGTAACCACACGTTTGAATACCTTGGTTTCGGTCCTGGTAACTACTCAACAGGTCTTCCTGCCCGTCAGGAGATCGTCCTAGAACCCGAAGAGGACTTCTACGCACAGTCGAAGAAGCAAGATGCTGGTATCGTCTTCTACACGGGTATTAACTCCCAGGGTGACCTCTACATCGGTAACAGAAGAATCAATGCTATCACTGGTGAAGAAACCTTCATCGATAGAGCAGTTCTTGCCGATGATGGAGACGAGGATGACGTAATCGGACAACTCGTTACTACCTTTGATACACCTGTAACGTTCAATAAGAACATCACAGTTGTTGGTGATGACAACGGTCAGCTAGTCAGCAGATTCCTCTCCCCTGTTGAAATCAACGTTCCTGACAATCAACTCGTTCAGCAAGGAACTCCACTACTAATTTACTCTCTAGTAAATTCAACTGGTGCTAACGGTCAACCACAAGATCAATACCTCAACTTCGATCAGATTGATGGTATTGGTGAAGGCGGACATATTCGCATCGGTCAGAACACAGTTTCTTCTGCTGTATTTGAATATAATAGACGCGGTAAAGGACTTGGTTACAAGTCTCTAATTCATGCACCTGCAGGTAGTGCAGTTTCAAATGGTAATGTAGCACCAAACCAGGGACTCACCATTGCTAATGGTGGAACTTCCATTAACATCATGCAGTATGTTGTATATGGTGGTGTACCACAAGAAACGCAGCAAGGTGGTGAAACTATCGTTACTATCTCTGGTGGTGTTCTACCAGAACCAGGAGATATGCTTCTCAAGGGAGATGCAGTTAATAAGACTGGTTCTCTTGGTTGGATCTATGCAAACATCTTCACTGAAATTGATAATGCTAACATTGATGCTATTGAAATCGAGCAATCTGGTTCCACCTACATTGCTACGATCACCTTTATCGATCCAGCAAACAACCCAATTAAACTTGACGACTTTACCCCACCAATTACTCCTACCTCAACTATTAAGCTTGAGAACATTGTTAGATATGCATCTTTCATCGGAAACTGGAAGATCATCAACAATGCGGAGTATGCATTCAACGGTCAGAGTAATCAACTCTTTATCGAGATTGTTCCTGTTAACAGTCAGGTAAGCATCCCTGTTGGTAGTTACGACTGGGATACAGACATCATTAATTTCAATGCTGCTCCATCTCCAAATGGAAGAATGTTCTATGCGGAGAACAAGTGGAAGGAATATGGTGTAATCGGTTCTGAAGTAATGAGAACTGATAGTGATACCTGGGGTGACTTCAAACTTGGTATTAACACTCTTAACAGAGTCGATCATGAGGCATATGATACTGCTTGGGTACAACCTAAGAACACTGATCCTCGTGCAAACCTTGAAGTTATTGGTACAACATTCATCACTGGTCGTAAGACGACTCAGGATAGTTGGATCAACAACGCTTCATTCGCTACACGTACTGTAGATAAAGTATCTGATGCATTTGTTGTTGGTTATTCTGATGATCTCCTCAACAACGCACAGCGTTCTACTATCGTCTCCTTTATTGATGCTAAGCAAGCAGTATTCCGTGTTTCTACACTAACTACTGCTTCTTCTGAAAATGGCAGACCAGATAACTATGGTAAGGTTGGTGTTAACATCACCAATGCAGAACTAGACAGAGCACTGGTAGTTCAAGGTGATGCTCGTTTCACTGAAGATGTAAGATTCCACAGAGACATTGAAGTCTACAACCATCCTGGTGTAGATGGAACTGATACTGCTGAGATCAGAACTGGTATTACAACTGGTATCTTCAATGTGATTGATGATGCTACATTCGTTGGTACAGTTAACATTGCTAACAATGTAACTGCAGCGACAATCGTTGATAACACTAACACCCTTGCACTTGCAAATGGTGCTGAACTAATCACAATTGGTAACACCACTACGTCATCTCAAGACATTTACATTGGTAACGCCAACAAGGTACAGTCTAGATTCTTCCTTGGTGATGATGTAGAAGGAGATCAGTTCTTCTTCCTTGGTAATAAGTCACTACACAGTAACATCTACATCGGTCATACTCCTGATGACAACAACGCTAATATTTCTAAGGTAGTCATTGGTGGTGCATACGCACAACCTTCTGAGACTCTATCAACAACAACGATTGACACCAAGTCATTTAAGGTTGCTGGTGATATTATCCTTGGTGTTGGTGCTGATGTTAATGGTGGTCCTATCACCAGAAGAGGACTTACTGATAGTCTAACACTAACATCTACTGCTGGTACAGTTGACTTCTTTGGTGGTAACTCTGTAACCAACATCCTCAACTTCGCTACTAACGTTTCTAACCTGACTATGGCAGGTCAGGGTGGTACAACCACTATTAGAAACAACTTGGTTGTCAATGCAACTGCTGAAGTTAACTCCAACCTCGTTCTCTGTGGTGGTCTGGATGCATTCACATTCTCTGCATTCAGAAACAGATCTGGTTCTTCCAATATGGAGCACCTATCTGGTGAACTTGGTGACGGTCTATTCAACAACAACGTTGATATTATTACAGTAGCACGTTTGACGACTGGAGAAGCAGGATATAACGAGATTGATACTGTTGGTAGTTCAAACTGGGGTGGTATTCAATATCAGAATGAAATCACTGAAATTGGTGGCAACCCACAGGTTGAACCTCAGGAGCTACCTGAACTAACTGGTAATCAGTATTACCTACCACTATTGAATGCTCCACTAGTTGATGGTGAGTCATACTTCCGTGAGAATGACATTCTATTGATTGATTCTCCTGAAGGTGTTGGCGAGTCCCGTGTTGCTCTAGACACTGCTGATATCGACCAAGCAGATCCAACAGCATCATTTGTTAATGATTATCAGGGTGTTCTCTTTGATAACTCTGGTCCTGGTATAGGATCCAGTGGCGGATTTAACACAGGTCAGACATACATCCACTTCAAAGGCAGTGGAGCTCGTTACGTAACACTTGATGCAGTTGATGGATCATTCCTATCTACTGGTGCTATTTCCAAGATGGAATTCGACGTTCACGTCGGAACTGATAGCAATGGTGGAGAATTCCCAGATATCGTTTCTCCTGCATTGGCAAATGAAGCACTACAACTAAGATACTCTCTTGATGATGGCAATACATGGGTTACTATTGGTGATATTGTCCCAGCTGGTGTTAGAGATCTGGTAACAACACCACAGTTCGTTCAGTTTATGGATGCTGATACGAACAGACAGTTCGTTAAGATGGAAGTTAACATTCCTGTTGCAGCACAGCAGGCAGGTGTTAAGTTCCAGTTGTTCCAGCGATCAAACACTGGTGCTAATATTGATAACTACGGTGTTGTTGGAATCACATATGTTACAGGTTCTGCGACATCAATTTCAACTCATGTTGAATTTGTTAAGGTTGTTTCTACACCTAGAATTAATGTCAGACCATACTACATTGTTGTTGAAAGACAACCATTTGGTACATTTACTGGCGTAAGAAACGATCACCCAGATAGAACTTCTGTTTACAAGTGTAACGTACAGTTTGATGCTACTTGGACTACTCAGGATATTCCATTCGACCAGCAGTCTATCACTAATGTATATCTCTCCAGAATTGGTAGCAGTCTAAAACTCAATGATTATATTATCTTGGGTCGTGACAGCACACCACAAGCACCAGATCCAACGACATATGACGTTGGTGAAGTTCTACAGATTCAAAGTCCTCTAAGTCAAGAGAAAATTAAGTTCAGAATTTCTTCTGACTGTTCTGGTGGAACTGCAAATGATGTATTCGTTGTTGATTCTACTACTGGTGATGTAACCATTGGTGATGGTACAAGCACATCACTACTCAATGTTAACGGAACACTGAACTTGAATGGTCTCTGCGATAGAGACTTTACATATCCAAGTCCCGATCCATCACTTGATAACCACCTCTATATCAATAACAAGTATGGCACCACATTTGACGTTAATGTCTGTAATGGTGACACTGTTATTGGTACTACACAAGGTGCAGTATTCGCACATGGTGGATGGTGGAGTTCTACTCCAGTCAACCATACTATTGAGAATAGTATTGCTTATGGTTACAGATTTAGTAAGTTCACCCTTAACATTGGTGGTCCAATTACTACAACTTCTGTAGGATTTACAGTAGATGATGTCAACATTCCTGTTAATGACATCAGCGTCTTCCAGAAGGGCGACATGATCGCAGTTTATGAAGGTGCTGGAGTATCATCAGGTCGCGGTGAGATCATGATTATCACCGATAATCCTTATACTTCTGGCGGTCAGGGTTATCTGCCTACAATCTACAATGCTGATTATCCTGCTTCTTCTTATCCAAATGGTGGTAGAGGACTTGAAGGAACTAGTAAACTTAACTTCACTGGTGGTGGAGCAACAGTTGTTAAGATCTACAAGTATAAGTTAAGCAGCAAACTAATTGAGGACATCCCTGCAACTAATAGAACACCTGCTAACCCATCATACCTTGCTTCCCTAATTCAGGTTAAACTAGCAGATTCTAGAATAGTTGGTAACAAACTAGACTCCCCACACTTCTTTAGAATTAGCACTACTGATCCTATTACATCTGCTGTAACTACTGAATGGTTCTATCCAGATAGTATTGACGGTCAAGATTCTGCATATTCTGTAAGACTATCTAAAGCAACACAATCAGTTCAGCAAGCACTTAATGTTCTTGATCCTGATTTTATTGGAGATCATCCTCGCGATTTCTATACCGCAACATTTGGTGGTGGTACAACTATTATTCATGATGCTTTAGAACTATACAGTGGTGAATTGAGAATGTATGGTTGCGATGGAGAGACTCTAATCTTCAACGTTGCTAACGATGACGATCACCCCGCTGATGGTGCAATTCTAGACGCCAAGACTAGGAAGGGTGGTATGTTCCTCAAGGGTCATGCCTTCATTCATGGTGACATCAACGTCTTCGAAGATAATTGTGAAGCATGGGGTAACTGCACTGAAGAACTTAAGTTTAAAGTATATGGTGACACGGGATCTGTTGATGTTGGAGAACAACTCTATGTCAGAGGCAAATTAATTGCTAATGATGGCGATGCGTTTGGTGATGCAACTACACCAATCTTCCATATCGATAACATTGGTAATGCTGGAACTGGTGGAACTGAAGGTCCAAGAGACTTTAAGATCTATCAAGATGGTTCTATCGATACCTTCGGTATTCAGCGTTACTTCACTAGAAATGGTGGTCGTAGATATACTTACGTAGAACAATCTGCTACAGGTATCGGTCAGACACAAGGATCCCCATTACAACCTAATAACAACTACATTCTAAATAATCCTGCAGGCACCAATATGGTTCTGTATCTACCAGATTATGCTGAAACTGGTGATATGATTAGATTCATTGAATGCAGTGGAAACCTATCTTATGACTCTCAGTTAGTCATTAGAGCACTCAAGGTTGGTGGTTTGTCAGTTGCAGTTCAGGGTGACATCACAGGTTCTACCATTAAAGAAGGTAGCGGATTCAATTCTGTTGCTTGGGATAGTGGAGAACTAATCGTACAGACCAGAAACGCATCCTTCGGATTGATTTATGTCGGTCCAACTGATGCTCCTGGTGCAGAAGATGAAAGATCTATCCCATCTAACCTACGCGGTTGGTGGCTCACGGAACTCTGATACAAATGGCACAATACTACAATTCACTAAAAACCATGAAGACCGCCAAAATTGGCGCGATCATGCCATGGGCTGGCAATGGTAACGATGGATTTACATTGGAAAATATCCCCAAAGGATGGATTGTTTGTGATGGAAAAAGAAGAGATGCTAGCGATTTTCAAATGCTAGCATCTATGATTGGTGAAACATATGGTGGAAGTTTGAGTGGAGAATTTCCTAACATTGAAGGTGAATTTTTTACTCCTAACCTTACATCCAGAGTTCTAATTGATCTTGATGAAAGTTATCTTGCCAATCCCGACTATCAAATGGGACAGGGAGATGTACTGAATACCTTTATTGATGCAGATGGCACTAGATTTCGTGATCTTTTATCAGAGATGGGAACAGAGGTTTCTATTAAAACATCCTGGTCTGCTAATTGTGATATTGATTTCCAGCTGCCAGCAAATCAAACTCTGGTTGGTAAGTTTACTGAATTGGCAGTAACTGGTGGAGATTTCCAAACATCAGTTACTACATTAAATAGAAAACTAGGTATTAACCACTTCCCATCGCACGGACACGCAGATAAAATCGAAAGTTCTACTGCTGGTTTTATTGGACCTATGACATTTAGTTCTACTCAGGTTCAAATTAGTGGTAACGCAGCACACCCAAACTGTAGTCCTATTGCATCAACTCAATTCCAGTGTGCTTTACTTCCAAGTGATGCTGAAGCAAGATCTTGGCAGCAAGGTAGAACTCTTTTGGCATTCTATGGCGACGAACAATACGAACATACTCTACCAACAGTTGATAGATTTTGGCAATTTAATAATGCGGATGGTAAAGACTATTGGTCTAAAGTTCCTGCACCTGAATGGAATGATGGAACTCCTACTAGAGAAAGTCCACAAGCAGGATCTCAGGAATATAATTTTGTTGATGTAAAAGGTTTTACTGATGTATTTCCTACTGTACCTGAAAAATCTCACTCTATTCCAGCGTGGACTGGATTAATGCCAAAACCAATGATTTTTGGTGAAAGAAGAAATTTCTTTGGTAAAGACACCAGTTCTACTTATAATGGATTAATTGACAACCCAGAAGATCCTTCACTCTGGTTCACTGTAGCAAGTGTTCCCTGTAACGCACAAGATACTGAGTTTACACTTCCACCAGGAACTGATATTAGAACTACGAAGGTCGATGAGGATGCGGGTATTACTTACTACGCATACGATAAGATTCACCCATGGCAAATGGTTGATGGAGAACCAATCGCCAAAGGCACATATATTACTGAGATTGAAAGAGAAGGCACGGATGATTCTAACTATAGTTACCTAGTTAAACTGAGTAGACCTATTGAAACGTCTGGTACATTTGATATTACTTTCTTAGAAGGATCATGGCCTACTTCTATGAGTAATATTGGTGAAAATGAACCAGATTCTACGTTGTTCCTAAGTCATAACCATGGAACATTTGATATTCAGATGAGTCAAGCAACTCTAAAACCTCAAGAAACCTTTACTATAAATGAATTGAGTATTGGTTCTGTGAGTCCAGATAATCTCAATGACGCTCTAAATATTACTGTTACTACTAATCAACCCTCCCTCACGATCGTATACATCATCCGAGCTTACTAATGCCTGCTGTATATTCAAAAGAAAAAGCAAAATATGGTAATCTAACGGGTCAAATAATTATTTGGCCCATGGAGATTAACAATGATCTCAATGCCGCTTCCAACAAAGAAATGCTCCCCTCAGGATATCTTCGTTGTGATGGCACAGTTTATAATGCCTCTGATTTTCCTGCTTTAGCATCAGTTTGTGGTAGAGGATTAACTGGTAAATTTGTTAGGAGAGATACACAAGGCGATCCAATGCAGTTTTTAACGGACGAACAGTTCGTTGTTCCTGATCTTGGATCTAAGTATCCACGACCTACCCCTGGTGCTGATGCTGGTGTATATCGTGGTATTAGAGTTATTACTCAAAATGGTGATGAAATTTCAAAGAGTGGTGTTGGTGTTGAGGCGTCAGCAACACTAGGTACTGAAATTCTATTAACATACAGTGGTTCATTTCTTGTGCCATCACAGGAAATTTTGATGAAGGGAAAACCTGGATGGTCTGTTGCAACAGACAATTCAAAAATTACTGATAGTGAAGAAGTGGACGCTCAAGGTATCCACGGTCACATGCATTTTGGTACTTGGAGAAGATCTAGACTAAAATCTATTGGAACTGAGGTTGAACCAGCTGATCCAGATGGTTACTTGGCACCATTTCCTATTGGACTAGTCGCATATTGGAATGCAAGTACAGTTCCCATTCAGACGTGGATGGATAATACTAAAGCATCTGGTTGTAACTATCCTGGTAGTAATCAACCACCTTGCGTTGCAATGGCATCCAATAAGTTAGCAAGAGGATATCAATATCTAATTGGTGCTTTCTCTGGTAGTTTTGACCCAACAGCATATAGTGGAGCATGTTACAACGATGGTGACACGTTGGAAGAAACATGGAAGTATTATTGTCTATTGAATCAAGACTGGAATAATTTCCCAGTTTCCTCGGGAGGATGTAGATTGAATGGTAGCATTCAACCTTCATTCCAATCAGGTACAAACCCTCTTGGTGGTGTTGCTGGCGGCAGCACTTGTATTCCAGATCAGAGTGGTGATATTAATTCTAATGAGGATGTTACTGGATACTATAAAGAAGGTACTAGTGGTGTTCCACTAGACTGGAAGAATTCATATTTGCATGATGTTCTTCCATTAAATAGTAACTTTAATGTATCTGATAGTACAATCAATGCTTCACTGTTTAATGAATTGACTGAAACTACAGCTCTTAATAAGGGATCAACCAGTCACTTTCATAAAATTAATTTTGAAGCAGGTACTCATAATTTTACTTTGGTTACCGATGCACTGGAACTATCTCCAGAAAATTTAGAAACTACACTTAGATTGAGTGTAGATGATGCAGCATCGTTAGATCAAATTACGATGCCATTTATTGTAATGGAATATCTCATTAAGATTTAAAGTCATGCCAGCACAAAATACCATCAACTTAAATCCTGAATATAGAAATCCCAGAGCAAATTATTACTCTGATAAGTTCTATGATACCACAGAGATTGGATCGATTATCACTACATTGAAAGTTCAGGATAACGATCCTAACTATCAATCTTCTTATGACTTGAAATATCAACCAAATCCCGCTGCAACTTCACCTGACGGTGGTAGTCTAGCACCATATAGAGATATCTACAATGAGAGTGCTGCAAAAATTGATACTCATCCAGAGTATCAGTATAAAGGATATCTTTATTGTGATGGAGGATTATATTACATTGAAGATTATCCATTGCTTTTCCAAGCAATCGGTAATGAATATGGTGGTATTGCTAGACAAGGCGCTCAGTTAATTTCTAGTCCAACATATAATGGAACTGGTGATAATACACTATTATACATTGATAATCCACCAAATTATGATCCAGCAAATCCATTAGATGGTGGTACACCAATCTCCATTAATCCAGTAACACAGGACAATGGTGATGGCACATTTTCTATTATTGATATTAAGATCATCAACCCAGGATCTGGTTATAATCCATTAGCTCAACCAAATTACTATCTTACTGACGCTCAAGGAACTCAGATTAGTATCGCATCTGGTACATTAAGCATTTCTATGTTGTTTGATAGTAATGGATCACTAGCTGATGTCACACCTGATAATGTCTTTCAGTTGATGGGTGCTGGCAATCTAGGTACATTTGCTGTTCCTGATTTAAAGGCAAGAAAAATTGTTGGATATGGTCCTGTTTATGGTGCTAACACTCCTACTATTGGATTAATTAGTGAATCGTTAGGATATGATTCACTTGGTGGTGTGTGGTTACTTACTAAAGACGTTCAGAAAGGATTGTTCTCTCTTGGTAGTTTGACTACGGTTGGATATACAAACGTAACAGACACTACGAGTACAACTGTTTCGGGACAGCAAGAGATTAAAGTTAGTCTTAAAGAAAAGCGTATACCTGGCGTACCAGAACACTCTCACTTTGCTTATCACACTGTTCCTGGAAACGTGATTGAAGCTATGGCATCATATAGTGGTGATAGATACCTTGCTGAATATAAGGCAGCGACGGGAGCACTATCTCAGTTCTTCCCTGTTGGTGGAGTTTCTTTCGAACACAGTCACTGCTTATTAAAGCAGCCATTGCCAGACAATACAGTTGCTACATTTGATATCTTCGACTATGTTCCTGGTGCAAACTTAACTAGTGGTAGTATCAAATATGAAGCTGACGGACAAGAGTATTATTATGCTTCTGGATCTTCTGCTGCAGGAACATATGAATTGATAACGTCTATTCCTGTTACTACATTCAAAACCATGGATGAGAATTCCAAGATTGGTGGTAGAACAGGATTCATTGGTGGAGAACCACTGATTGAATACAATCTATTGTATTCGTATACGTCACCACAGACTACTAATCTAGCACTTCCAGCAACTTGGGAAAAAATGATTGTGACCGTTGCTGGTGGTGGTGGATCTGGTGCTAATGGTACTACAAATGGTAACTCTGGAACTGGTAGTTCTGTAAGCGTTGGATCTGAACTTGTAATTACATGTGGTGGTGGGGAAAGAGGTTATTCTGGAAGTGGAACTCAAGCTGGCGGTGCTGGTGGAACTGTAAGTATTACTGGTAGTGCTTCTACATTGGTATCAGTTCTAGCTAATAAATCTACTGCTGGTGGATCTGGAAGTGGTAGTATAAAATATATCAAAGATCAACCAAATGATCCACAAACAGGTGGAGAAGGTGGAGATAATACAGGAACAACTGCAACTAACGATGGATCTGATGGTAAGAATAATTATGTAAGTGATACTGGTTATAACTTTAGCAGCGGAACGCAAACTGGATCTGGAAATATCAATATTACTAGTTCTTACACTATTACATACATTGAAATTACCATTGCTGGTGCTAGAGGAGGAAACTCTTCTCCTTGTGGCACACAAGGTGGCGCTGGATCTGTTCTTGTTCTTGGAGTTAACTCTCCTACCAATGGATTCACTGGAAGTTATGCATGTGGAGTTAAAGGTGTAAACGTTAATGGTGGTGCTGGTGGATATTCAGCAAATGGAGCACAGTCTGGTAGTCCCAATGGTGGCGGAACGTGGGGTGGTGGAGGTGGTGGTGCCTCTGCTATTAAAAATAGTGCTGGATCTATTATTGCTGGTGCTGGTGGAGGCGGTGGTGCTGGTGGATATGACCCTGGATATCTTGATTGTGGTGACCCAGGTCAACCAAACAACACACCTGGATGGTCTTCTAACACTCCTCTAGCAACAACTGGAAACCTATTTGCTGGCGCTGGTAGAAGAGGTGGTAACGCTGGATGTAACGGCGGCGGTGGCGGTGGCGGCGGTGGTGGTATCGCTACGTCATCTTATACTATCTCTGGTGGTGGATATGGCGGCGGAGGCGGTGGAGCTGCAGGTCACGGTGGTGGATATGGTGGTGGTCGTGGAATGACCTCATATAAAACTAGCGTATTTACTAATAACGGACACACTGATAGCAATACTGGGGATGGATATATTTCATGGACTTGGGGAGAAGATCGTAGCTACTGGACTGGTGGTGGCGGCGGTGGTGGTGCTGGTGGATTTGCAACAGTTCTAGTTGATAGAGATCAAATTACATCTGCAACTTCTATTGCTATTGAAGTTGGCAGTAAAGGATCTGGTGTCAGTGGAACTAGTGATGGTGGTGGTGGTTTTGTTACTGTTGGTTTTGGTGAAGTTGTTGGTTGGGTTGGTGGAGAAACTACTTTGATTGAGGATCCTCTACTCATTGCTGGTTCTGAAGATGTTGATGTATATACTAGTGGAACTGGTATTGGTACAGCAGGTGGATTTAAGTTACCAACAACACAAGTTCCTGAAGTAGAATTTGTCGCTGGTGGTGGTGGCGGTGATGGTGCTGCAGCAACTGTCAGTCTTGCTAATGGTAAAGTAAATGGTATTACATTGACAAATGGTGGTGCTGGATATGGTGATGCACCAAGAGTCAGGATTAAACATGGTGCAGGTACTAAAGCATATGCAACAGCAACTGTTAACGCTGCTGGAGAAGTTGATGGACTTAATTTGTCTACATTAATTACACCAGCAGCATATACTCATTATGTGAAATTTAAAGGAAACAATACTGAAAGATTTGTTGTCCTATCAGAGATGGATTGCACTAACGTTACCAAGTTTATTGTCAAAGCATGTAGAGGTAACGGTGTTAATGGTGGAGAACAACCAGAGAATGGTGGCGATGAACTGAAAGTATATTACAATACTGATTTGTCGCTGAGTGCATGGACTGCTATTGATGTTATCGTTCCTTTTAATGATATTAGCCAAGAAATTGATGGTGGTAGTGGTGATACTCAATGGTATTGGTATGAAGTAAATCTACCTGAGGGTGCTAGAGTTCCTAATGTGAGAATTAAACTATCACAAGACAGAAACCCCAACCTAGCAGAGAGTAGCACTGACGCAGATCATTACGGTATCTGTGATTTCATCTATGAATACCAAGAAGTTACTGAATTGAAATTTAAAGCTGCATCTGGTGCAATTCCTACATCTGCTGATGAACTGACATATGTTGTCAAAGGGGATCCACGATCAATTTATCCTGCTGGATTGCTTGGATTGGATGCAAGATTCACATTGCAGTCAACTAATCCTATTCTACCTGAGGCATCACTAGATCCTGATTGGCCTGTTCCTGTAATTGAACCATATCATGCTGTCAAGTATCTTATCAAAGCATTCTAAATATACTTGAGGAAATAACTCTGTGAGGACATGGCTCAACAAACTATTTTGCAATTAGATGCTGTCGCAAGGACAATCACATATAACAATGTGACTAAGGTTGTCCCCGATGGATATTATAATGATGAAATTGCACCTATGCTATATCCTACATGGGATTCTGATAGAGACAAGTTAGTATACTTTGTCTGGTATTCTAATGATACTTACATGTGCCAAAGACGTAAGTATAGAAAGGATCATAAGACAGGAGAATACTTCTGGAAAGATTATGAATTTACTATGTTGGAGGTAGATCGTATTGCTGAAGGCAAAGCGGTCTATCAAAAGTTAAAAGAAACGTTTTTTCTAATTGAGTCATTAGAAAATATTCAGTATGATAATGAGTTTGCTAAGATCAGAGCAATGACTACACAAGTCAACTGGTTGACAGTTAGACTTGCACGTAATTTCCTTCTTGCTGAAACAGATTATGTTTTCATTGAAGATTCTCCTGTTAGTGATGAGGAGAAAGCATTGTATAGATTATACAGACAGAAACTAAGAGACATCCCTGTGTCTGTACCAACTGGTGAGGCGGGTGATGTTAAGTTTCCAATTAGTCCCAATTACTATAAGAAAATCTGGTTGGAGAAAGATCCAAACATTGGATACCTAGACTCAGCAGATCAATTTGTGCCATTAGCAAGTCATTATCTTGCTACATTTACTGAGAAGTTCTCATCTTATTTGATTGTTAGAAATCTCAGTGAAGGTGTATATATTAATACTTTTATGGATGCACTTAAAGAATCTGGTGCAGTTTGGGATGAAGTCACACCAATTGCTACTGCCAGCAAGCAAGAGGCAGAAGCATATTTGAGAAATCTATTGCAAATGATTGAGGCTGATACAAATGAATGATTGGATTAACTATGCCGACTTAATGGAGTTCTATTGTAAAACTAAAAAGACATCGTTGATTTATTTTTACAGACTGACTCCAATTCCTGAAGATAAGAAGGCAGATATCTTTGCTTGGTATGAAGAGTTTACTGATGATAATGTCCTTGACATGATGAAAGCAACAGGTCAATGGGATATTATTGAGGTAGCATCATCTGATCTAGCAGCAGAAGAAGCAGCAGCATGGTTCCCATCAGAAGAAAATTGTCCTGATCCAGACTATTACTGGCGCTGTTATGTCATGGATGAAAACGGTGACTTCACATGGTGGAACGCAAATACCACGGGGTTGACAGCACCACCTAATTGATGTTATGCTGCGAATGTTGAAATGTGATCTAAATGAAAGTACCATCAGCACCAGAGTTAATTCACTTGCAGTTGCAAGCAATGCTGCGAGAGCATAACATTCCAGATACTGAAGTGAAGTATCTTGGTGATCGTGTATATCCTGAAGATTACCAAGCACACCCAGAATACCACGGTCAGATCATGCCATGGTATCTTATTGGAGGGGAACATGAAGTTCCTGTATGTGATATTGCATCAGTTGATCGAGTAGATGATGATGGAGGAGATGAATAATGGAAGTTGCTTCTAAAGGTAGCGTTCTATATGATGCTGAAGGAGAAAACATAATTGACTTTCAGTTTCAACAGTTTGAAAAATATAAAGTTGCTACATTACCTGATGATGCTATCGAATTGATCGAAGAACGCCTGAAGGGTATGGATCTTGTAATGCAACCAGGAGCAGTTAATGATGACAAATCAATAGACGAAAAGATCAGAAAGTCAAAGATCTCATGGTTGGGTGATCCTTTCTTTTTGTCATTAGTTGAGTTGCAGTTTGCTAGTGCTAATGAGTCTGATCCAGATTGGCAATTCGCACTGTCTGGTGTTGAAGAAGTTCAATACAGTGAGTATGAAGAACCAGAGAATCTTACTTCTGATGTATATGAAGAAACTTTTGGGGGTCACTATGATTGGCACAACGATCATCTAATGGCACCAGGAGATCCTAGAACGTGCAGAAAACTGTCGATGACTATTATGTTAGATCAACAGGGTGAAGACTTCGAAGGAGGAGATTTTCAGTTTGCTTGTCTACGTAAAGGGGAGATTGATTACCAAACTGTTAGATTAAACAAGGGAGATATTCTTGTATTCCCATCGATGATGAATCACAAGGTAGATCATGTTCTATCTGGTAAGAGACGTACACTTGTAGCGTGGGCGTGGGGACCAGCATATAAATGAAGAAGATTGCTATTGTTGGTAGTGGTAATGCTGGATCTATTACAGCATTGAACTTTGGTTATTATGGTGGCAAGTATGGTACTAATCAATTTGAGATTGATATGTATCATGATCCTAACTGTCCTATTGAAAAGGTAGGGCAGAGCACCACACCAGATGTATTACAATTGATTTCATCGTCACTTAACATGGACTGGTGGAATAATGACATTGGTGCTACTTTGAAACTTGGTATTCTTTATGAAAACTGGGGAAAGAAGCAAAAGCATATCTATCACAAGTTCTTCATGGATAGTATTGCATGTCATTTCCAAACTTACAAATTATCTGAAAAAGTAAGAAACTCACAGTATGTGAATGTGGTAGAGAAAGCAATTGAAGATCCTGAATCAGAAATAGATGCTGATTACATTTTTGATTGTCGTGGTAAACACTACAACAACTGGGATGATTATGATACATTAATCAATCCACATAACTCTGCTATCATTGCATTTGCTGATGGTGCTGATCCTGATCTGCGTGACACAAAATGTGTTGCCACACCACATGGGTGGACGTTTGTCATCCCTAATGATGATAGTATTTCATATGGTTATCTGTATAATAATACTATCACAACTGATGAGGAAGCAAGAGAAGATTTTCTTGATAGATTCAATATCATAGAGAGTGATATTGATGATGTATTGCGGTTTCGCAATTACATTTGTAAGTCTATGTTCTCTGGTGAGAGGACTATTCTCAATGGTAATCGCTTTGCATTCTTAGAACCATTGGAGGCAACATCTACAACGTTTTATCGTAATGTTGCAGGACATGCATGGGATCACATTGTTAATGGAAAGTCAAAGGAAGCACAAGATGCTAGCATCCGCGCTATAATGAAACAACTTGAAACATTCATCTTGTGGCATTATCAGTATGGGTCTCAATTTGAGACACCATTTTGGAACTATGCTAAGACACTGCCATTCAACCCAGACTACCAGTTTGTAAAGTATCACACCCAGGCAGTCGCTCACCCATATGAAGTGTTAAACTCTAAGAATCTCGCAGGAGTTGAGTATGGAATCTGGCCTCGCATGTCGTTCAAGCAATGGCATGATGGGGTCAATAGTTAAGAAAGTGTGAGTATATACAGATATCCTCACACAATCATCTAAAATACATTGAACCACGCTAAACTACTATGAACTGGGATCTACCAAAGCACGAAAAACGTCGCGATGCATTTCATATTTTTTATGAGAGTGTATTGAAACCAGATCATCAATTACGTCAGGACGCTCACGAGCAGAAATGTTACCATGAGTTGATGGAATGGCGTGGTGAAATTATTGCTTATCTTGACAAACGTCGCAACGAGGAATTCAACTAATGACTATTGAAGGACGCCCTGACATTCAAGTTTCCGATAACTATTGGCAGAAAGAGTATGAAACGCAGCGCAAAGATCGTATGCAAGATTGCATCGATGATTACCTCCAAGATGAGAAAGTATCAAGCAGACGAGCATATGAAGAGATGCTATCTTGCATCCAAGATGTGATAGATTATCACAGAAAAGGCATGGAGAAGGCAACTGTGCTAAAATCTTTGATGATGGGTAATCGTGAGGTTGACTTTGCAGATGAACTTGCTGAAAAATGGCAATATGATAAATTACCTAATAGATCCTAATTAATGACAATGACTGAAGAAGATTTTAAAACAGCAGTAAAAAACTTGTTGATGTTACAAAATAACAACGATCATAACTTTCAGATTCTACAAAATCAATTAGATAAATTGCAAGAACAAATTAATGATCTCAATGATTTGAAAACTATGTTTAGACTCCCTGATCCAAAGAATGCTAACCGTAAGGCATTCGAAGAAATTGACTGATGAAGTTTGAGTATGGTATGATGGTCCAGTATCACCACACTAAAGGGTGGGTGAACTTCATTTGTGATGATTATATCACAATCTGTTTTATTGATCTACCAGATAAGCAAAAGCGTAATGGTAGATACCAAGCAAATCTTGTAGTTTATCGTGATTATTGGCATGAAGTACGCAGTTGTGTGGATGAAGAACAAGAAGAAGGGACAAGCGAAACAACAAGCTATTTTCTACAATCTAGAGGATGCGATTATGTGGGAGCAGCATGTTAACATGACAGAACATGCTAAAACAGAACTCCACCCGATCTGGGGTGACAGTTGAGGAACTGGTTCGGGGTGCTTGACGGCACCCCTTTTTCATGCCATACTATCTGTATCAAAGCAATTCACCCATGACCGCCACACAATTTCAATTAAATATTGATAAGGCAAATTCTGCTTTGAGTAGCACCTTGCAGACTATGGAGGAGGAGATTCTTTCTCGTACCTATTGGGTAGGTTCTCCTTTTGAGTTTCTTGCTACTCGTGGCGGTGCAGATGACACTGGTAAGTGGGGTGAGATGTATTTGTATAACCTTATCGGTGCTCTTACTTACTTTGATATTCAGTGGGACGGTGATAAAAACACCAACGCAGGCGATGGTACATACGATTTGTGGTTTACGCATAAAGGTAAGAAAATTCGTATTGAAGTGAAAGCGTCACGTTATGGTAAGAGTGAGAGTTGGCAACACGAGAATCTTATCAGTAAGGGTGATCCGTGTGATAAACTGGTTTTCATTGATTTTCAGTATAATACAGTGTGGATCACTATTTTCGACCAGAAGAAAGATCTTTTCTTTGAATCTCAGCATCCTGTTTTTGGTACTAAACCAACTCTCCGTGATAATTCTACTAGCAAGTCACGCAAAGACAAATATAAGTGGGACTTCCGTATTCTTCAGCAAAAACGTGGTAATGCTGCTGGTATGACTTACTGCCATGATGTTACCTGTCCTGATTGGACCGCTCTTTCAGAGTTCCTCATCGACAAACTGGTGTGACAGTTCGCAAACTGTCCGCGCCACGCTCCGCAAGCGCGGAGCACACCCTATAATTACAAGGTAATCGAGAGACACCCATGCAACTCCAAACCTCTGCCACCCAGGTTGACTTCTTCCCCGTCGCTGGTGGCAAGCGTTTCGTCAAGCGTGTGATCTGGCACCCCACTGAAGAACTCTCTCAGCAGATGACTTCTTTCACCACTCGTGTCAAGTCTGACGCTCTCTACGACATCCGCAACTATCTTGCCAACGGTGCTGAGGTTACTGATTTCAACACTGAAGCATACACTGGCAAAGATTACTCTCCTGTTTACTGCTGATGCTAGAGTTCCCTCATGTCCCGCCTAAAGGATATTCTTACGAATATGACACTCCCAGTCGTGGTATTGTTCGTATTTGGATTGTTAACCACTATCAATTTAGTTACACTTCCGAGCAAGTTAAATCCATCTGGGGATTCTACAAACCCAGCACAAAAAAATACTACGCACCTATCAACTCAAAGAAAATAGGAGATGTGGTTGACATTCATGATACCACACCCTACAGTGCCATGCAGATCCTAAAACCCATGCGCCCTAGTGTCCTATCGTTCGTCTGAGGCACCTAGAAGCGCCTGTAATGCCCCTCTGACCCCTGTGACCTATGAAGACCGCTGAAGTCCCTCTGACCGCCTCTGAACTGAAGTTCCTGATCGACCTGCTGTGGGGTGCTCCCATTGCCATGGTGCGTGATACAGCATTGCGCCATGGTCTGTCCGATACTGAGGTTGAGGGACACTTGGTAAAGTGTCTAGGATACCTCGCCTGTGAGATGGATTGACTCTATACTACAAAGGTAGTCAAGGGAACGACCCATGAAAGACGACACCATCACCGCTCAGATGCGCCGCACTATTCTCAAGTCCATTGAAGAGATGGATATTGAGATGCTTAAGCGTATTGCTTACGAGTGCCGTTGTGAAGAGTTCGGTATCTATCCTGACAACACCTATCTCCTGAACTTCTGATGATTACTACCAAAGCATACATTCTCAAGGTTATGAAAACTTGTGATGGTGTTGACACACTCACAAGAGAAGAGAAGTTTCAAGTCTTCTGTAATGTGTGTGATAACATGTTGACAGAAGGACGTATCACTAAAGCAAACCACACTCGCTGGACCAATGTTTTCTAAAGAAGATCACGAATTCATCGACTTTCTCTTCGGTAAACTCACCTGTCTCACTGACACTGACATGATTGACTTGCATGATGATGATTCATGCTGCGACCACATTGAATTTTCGCTTTTAGAAGTATGACACAAGGTTCTTTACCGCCACGTCATACACTCACAGTTCGTGAGTATGCTGCGCTAGAACCATTTTACAAAGCACAACGTCCTCATGATACTGTCATGACGTGGCGACAATTACGCTCTGTCGGGCACAAACCTGTGCCTAAACAAGATCCCGCTCTCAAGGAAGTATGCGTCAGATTCAATGACGTATACCATGCTAATCTCAACTACGACAAAATTATCAAACAAGACAATGATGAATGAAGTTATGCTCGACCGCTGGCTCCTGGATCAACTCGATGAAGAATACGATGTGATCGAGATCGAACGCGATATGCCAGTTGAGGAACTGTCCCACGAGGTGCTCGAACTGCTCTCCTGAGCCCTATACTAAGGACATCGACAAGGGAACCACCCATGACCTACTCTCACTACAAGATCGAGATCGACATGCCCGAGACCGAGATCCCCATCGTGTATTTCCGTAAGGTCAAGCGTTGCAAGACGGCAAAGGGCATGGATCGTCAGCACAATCGCATGGTGAACGAGGCATGTGATGCCTGGCGCGAGTATAACTTCAAGCGTCTCACCGTGTCCCGTGTGCCAGCTGCGGAAGTGGCATGATCTCTCTCCCAAACCCCACCAAGACCATCTATACTGACATCAGTTCAGACAACGACATGACTGCCACCATCACCAAGTCCGAAACCTTCGCTGAGTTCTGCGCCACCGCTGATGCTCGCAACACCATCGAACTTAACATCCGCAAGTGGACTCTGATGCTGTGTGATGCTCTGCTGGATAACTACAAGTCCCGCCACACCAGCAGCGACTACAAGTTCTACATTGAATCTGGTCGCAAGTATCACAAGATCATCATGGATGCTAACGGTTCTCGCTCCGTTCATGCTTTTGTTGACAAGAAGACTGGTGAAGTATACAAACCAGCATCATTTAAAGCACCTGCTAAGCATGTTCGCTTTAACCTCTGCCTGATTAAGGACCGCGAGTGGTTGCTTGAGAATGCAGACTGGGCGGGCGGTTATCTTTACATGAAGTGACCCCTTGACACTCTCTAACATACATAGTACACTGTAGTTCCTTCGCTTCTCCTCCAATGTCTGCTCCTCAGTTCTATCTTGTTGCTGACGATCATGCTTTTGCCCTCGATGGTGATGATTTCTACGGTGCGCCAGTTAATGCTGACGGCACTGTCGATTGGAATTGTGCTTACGATTTCGAACCTTGTGACGAAGACGTTGAATATGTAGCGCATATGTGCTATTATTTGAAGCAGGCAGCACAACTGCACCAGGAACACTCCTCTGAGGTATTTGTCAAATGAATTTGCTACAAGAGCACATCCGCGAGTACATTAACCCGTATCCTAACCGATACACTCGTGGTTCATGGGAGATTCGTGTCCTTCCACATGAAGATCTAGACTACGACGGCATTCAAAAGTTCTGGCGCTTATTCAAGAAGTTTCCTAACGATTTTGCCGCTGCTGCTGTCTCTATGCTCCCTGATGATGTAGAATTCATCCAGTACGACCACCTCAACAACGTTCTCTTCGCTAACAAACTATGAATAACCTTGATGCACTTCGCATTTCCGAACAACGTGACGATATTTGTGGTTGGGTAGTAGAACGTTTCCGTGAGTTGATTGCAGAAGATCGTAATGATGATGCTATTGCCTTTGCAGATGAGTGGTTTGAGTGGTTAGATCCTGAGAATCACGAGTCAGAAGAAACCCTTTACACAGATTACGATGAACTCAGAACAACCTTCGATCTCTGAAGAGATGCGTCAACTAGTAGCTGACTTTATGCAAGCAGTTGTAGATCAAGACGACGCACGTCAAGCAGAACTATTTGCTGCTATCCAAGAAAAACGTAAGACTGAACCACTCCAATCATGATGAAACAAACACTCCTTGCGCTCCTCACTGCTGTTAGTCTAGGCACAGCACATGTTGCCCTTGCTAATGAGGACAAGATTACCAAAGGATTCTACAGCATGGACGCAATGGGGTGTATGTTGCTCCGTGAGTGTACCAAAGATGTTAAGGAAGTCTATTCTATGCTAGACATCTCTTCCAATTATGATAACATGGAAGAGTTTACGATAGTAGCACAAGAGTTCAACAACATGCTCTCCACACTGAATGACATTGGTGTGAAAGTATATCTTGCTGATGAGCGTTATTTCCCAGTCGGACATCGTGGAGTCTACCACACAGTGTCAAACAACTTCTATCTCAATAAGAAGTACATGGATCATCCTGGCACACTGATGGCAGTAATGCGTCATGAAGGATGGCACGCAGCACAAGACTGTATGGCAGGTAGCATCGACAATAGCATGATTGCTATCATTATGCCTGAAGAATCTGTGCCTATTCTATGGCGTACACTGGCAGAGCGTACATATCCTGCATCTGCTGTGCCTTGGGAGGCAGAGGCATCCTGGGCTGGTAGAACAGAGGGAATGACACAAAAAGCACTAGAAGCATGTGCTGCTGGTACAATGTGGACTACTTACAAACCAACACCATTGACAGGAGAGTGGCTACGTGAAAATGGATACATCAAATAAGTTTACCCTTGAAGTGCAACAGTATGAAGACTCAGAAGACCTCTTCGTCGAATTCCCAGAAGAACTCATGCAAGAACTCGGTTGGGAAGAAGATGACATCATCGAGTGGGACATCCAAGACAACAACACGATCATCATCCGTAGAGTCGAAGACAGCAGCAGCACTGAAGAAGAACACGAGCAAACTCACGACTGGTACAGCGTCAAAGAAGACGCAATCAAAGAGTATATCATCGACCAGTCCGCAGAAGAAATCCAGCAAGACATCAACAACGCGGAAAAGTTCCTCCAAACAAGAGATCAAGGTAACGAACAGCAGAAAGATCGAACAGTTTCCCCACCTGACAACTTTCCCCATTTTCCTTGAGGATCTTACTGAGAAGAAAAAGTGTTGGTTTACCTGTATCGAACACGCACAGAAATATATTGATCGTTATCATCCAAACTACAAGTGCTATCAGTATACTGGCAAATAAACTATGGAAGTCACAATTGAATTGGGTGAAGATCTCCAACTAGAATATCAGTCATGGTTGGATGTAAAAGAATCGCTAGGCATCGAGCGTAGCATCAACAACTTTCTCTACTATACTTACAACTACGGTACATTCGCAAACCCTAAGAATCCTGACGAGAACGACCAATGACCTACGAAGCAGAAGTACAATTTAAGTTTGATGCTACGTTCACTCCCACGTATGGTACATCATCCTGGACTGATGATGATTTTATCCCTGAAGAGCATTATCTTATCACTGCACCAGCAGCAGACCTCAACTGCAAGCAGTATTTCAAGTTATTTGAGAAGTTCATGCTATGTGTAGGCATGGACCCACAATCTATTCGCTCTGGTGCTATGTCATTGGTATTCAATGACTGTGTGCGTGAGGAAGATCAGCGTAAGGTCTGTAAAGAGTATGAACTCACCATGGATGAGGACCTGGAGAAGAAATACCAGGAGTTTATGAAGCGTGATGCAGAATGGGCTAAGATGAACGCTCATTATGAGAAGAACTTTGGTAGTGAACCCAAGATCAAAGGCGATCATATGCCACCATGGGGACATTCTGACATGGAAGCATTAGCTGATAGTGCTAATGGAGTAGCATGAGTAGATTTACTACAAACCCAGACGAAATTGTGCTCGAAGATGTTAGAATGTTTCACTACGAAACTATGGAAGAGGGACGCCATGTATGGATTGGCATCTACGGTAATGATGGTACAATTTACCATCTGAATATTGGTGGAGACAACCTTAAAGTATATTATTCCAATGAAACTCTTTGATTACCTCTATTACGAAGACTATGGGAGTGAGTGGTATTTCCAACTGCTTCCAATCTCTAGTAAGTTTGCTCTCATTGATATGTGTATTCAATGGGATGATTTTGCTCCTCTTGAATGGTTTCCCTTCCTGATTATTGGTATTGGTCCTCGTGACATTGGATTCTGTTTTAGATGGAGACGATTCGAACTTCGCTTTGATGTTCTAGACTTTGATAGACGCAATCTAGCAAGGTATCGTCGCTGGAAGTCTGGCGATTATAGAGCTGACAAAATCATGTCAATGTCCGAACAAGAAAGAAAAGCATTGGAAGCACTTGATAAACTCTATGAAGAGAATGGTGATGCGATGACGAGACTTGCTGAAGATGACTGAATGGTTTAGTGATGCCTATTGGCACTGGCGTAATGTGTTTTACTTCAGATTCAGTGAGTATAATGATGACATTGACCGACTTGCATTTTTTGGAGAACTAAACTATGGTTGGTATGAGATGTATGCTGATGAAGGATTATGGAATTCCCCAATCCCAGAAGGTGTTGACCCATGGAATTTACGAGGACGATCATGACTGAAGAACAACAAGAATTGTATGATATTGTAGCAGATTGGTGGGATGATGTATTCTGTGCCGCATCCTACAAAGGTAAAGATGCTTCACTCATTGATCTCGTCATGGCTATCACTGAATGGAAAGATAAACCACAACAATATCCAGTAGAGGGGTTTGAATGATGGAAAGAACCAAATTTGTGACAATCTCACGAGTCATTGACCCAAAGACTCGTATTCATTACCTAGATGCCATTGATGTAAATGGTTATCATTGGACTGCTGAAATGTCACCCAAACTAGAACCATGGTTGTGCTATACTGATACCTGGAAGAAAGACCCCCAGCAACCTTATGACTGAAGATGACAAGTATGCTTTCAAAGAGTTTCGTAATGGTGTAGCACTTACTCTTGGTGTTCTAGGTACTGTTATGTTAATCATTGCAGTCTTATCAATGAATGACACACCAATCAATGAATCATCATTTGAGGTGGTTGACAAGTACAAAGAATGTGATATAATTAGATACGCACCACATCAAGTCGCAGAATACAAGTATTTCCTTTATTGTGAGAAGAACAAATGATTGATATTACAATTCGCCAATCAAATCCTAAATGTTTGGTGTATTACACTATCACGGTAGGAGATTGGATCTATGAAGATTATGCCCTTGATATTAATTCAGCACTCACAATGATTCAACACAATTTACAACACAATTGCCCTAAAAACAAATGAGTATTCCCAACTTTAAATCTCAAGACGATTGGCAAGAGTTTCTCAACATCTTTGACGATCAATGGCAATGTAAAAAAGCAATGCTAGATCGTGTCAAGGATGATCTGCTCCCTGGATACCTCTGGGATCAACTTCAACCACACACAATGGAAGTCATTAATGACATTGTGTCTAATCTTGTGTATGAGGTAGAGCGTCAGTTTAAAGAGAATCATCCAGACTATAAGACTGAGGATGATGATATCTTCATTCCGTATCGTTCATTTAAAGAGAATGTAACAGAAGCACTCAAAGAAGCAATGCCATGTGCTCTCGAAAAACATAATCAAGAAGTTCTTGAGAAATTAGCATGTGTCGATCATTTGACTGATGATTGAACTCTACAAGGTAATGGAAGACTATGATGCTGCTACCTGCTGTGCGCTATTCCAAAAGGATAAGCGTACAGTTCCTGGTGCAATTAATCATGATGAAGTCAACCCAGAGTATAAACTCTCTACTGATCTTCATGCTAACTTCTTCCAAACTGAATTCATTCAGTACAACTCATTCATCTATCCTGCTGTTGTGAAAGGGATACAAAACTATGTTAATAAGTATCACTTCCTAGAACAGATTGAACCATGGGAAATCTGCCCCTATTATAATATTCAACGTTATAATGAAGGTGAAGGTTATTTCTCCCCTCATTGTGAATACTCATCCTATCATCCACGTAGACATATTGCATGGATGATCTATCTTAATACTTGTAATGAAGGGACAGAGTTTCCATACCAAAACATGAAACTACGTGCAAGACAAGGTATGATGGCAATATGGCCTGCATACTGGACTCACCCACATAAAGGTGTAACACCAACAACATCAACTAAGTTTATTGCAACAGGATGGTGTCAATTTAAAGAGGAAAATTACAATCATGATTAGTACACTCTTTATCTTCTCATTCATACTACTACTAACACTCACTCTTGAACTAACAGCACCAGTAAAGAAATGACTGTCCCATACTATGTTGAAGAACCTATCACCTGGAAACAAGTTAAAGTTCCCTATGATATTGTCAAATATTGTGATTCATTCAATCCAACAGTAGATAGAGAAGATCTACAATACATTGATTGTGTATGGATGCATATGGGTTACTATGGTACTCCCAAACATATTATGAAAGCAGTAAGAGATGAATGGAATCCACCAGTAATACCAGTATTTGAATGAAGAACAACTATCGTGAGACAATAGTAAAGGTCCTACCATTCATACAATTTGCTATTGCACTAATCACTCTTAATGAGATTGTATCACTACAACCAAAGAACCCAATGTATTTCTGTCGTCAAGCACAAGATACTTACGGCAACTATTATCAGTACATCGTATGTGAACCACAATGACAATCAATGTAGAACAGGAAGATGATAACACATTCACAATCTCATGGGATGAGAATGATCCTTATGAGTCTGTATTCAATGATTGGACCGAACAAGACTTCATTGACTTGTTAACTGATTTCATTCAGAAAGAGACAGACAAATTGAATGCATCTGATGGAGAGGATAATGTATACAGTACAGACATGGGATGAAGAATATCATATGGTAAGATACCATACTGTAGTAGATGCAATAGACTATGAAGATGCAGCACAAGTTGTGAAAGATCTCAACCCAGGACAAAATATACTAGCAGTGACAAGACACCGTGCTAATGAGAATCAATAAGGTTTTCAAGGTGCTTCCGCGCTAGTCATACCAATGGTTCTCAATAAGATAGTCTAGTTGAGAATCAATAATAATAAATGCTTAATAAAATAGGGGTAAGGTGCGGAGTCGATGTTGGCTTAGCACGCAACCTAACGAACGTCAAGTGCCTCTGTGACACCTCTGAAACCGTCCACAACACCTCCAAAGCACTCCCAGATACCCTATAATACTGTCATGAGGCAAAGGGGTGCTCCTGCCGCTTTTCTCAAAAACTCAAAAAGTCAAAATATTGAGTTTTTTAATATTTTGAGTTTATTGAGAATCTTAATTTTTAAGATTTCTTAATTTTTTGAGTTTTTAACCTTTAAACATTAACAAACCACTTAAAATGTCTAAAAAGTACGACAATTTGATCTCTACAGCTGTAGATAGCATCGAAATTGTTGATAACACTGTTAAAATCGTGTATAATAGCAATAAAGACAAAGAATATACGTTTAACTGTGAAAATGTAGAGCAATTCCAAGAAGATTTGTGTAAAGAACTCATTAGCATTGAATTGAAGACTGGAGGTAGTCTGGGTAAGTTTCTTCATACTTCAATCAAGAATAATATCTTGATTGAATCTAAATAATATTGCTTTGTATTACTAATACTTTACAATTACAATGGGTAAGCGTTACAATCAGTCCGACAACCAAAAGTATCAACAATTCGATGAAGATTTTGAAGATTTTGGTTACGAAGTGAAGAATATTCGCAGACAGACTAAGAAGAAAGTTACCAAATTCAAGAGAGAAGTGGATGAATACTATGACACTTTCTAAACTGGCACACTGAATATTGCAAAGGTCCCGTTATCGTGTATTGTATACATGTTGACGGGATTTTTCATGGTTTTCATTCACTCTAAAGCAAACCAGTTAGTATACACTTTGGATGGTAATCACCAGCGAGTTCTTATGTATCACCCCTTGCTATCTGATGGCAGCGTTGAGTCTAACCGTGGTGCCTATGAGTATGTTGAATGGGATGAACTTGATGATGAAGAACTCGTAGAGGCAGATCGTTGTCACAAACTGTTGCTCGCTGAAGTAAACTAATTCAATCACAATCATGCAATTCCAAGTTACTGACATCGCCTTTGATTTTAGTGATGATGTTTATGATGAACCCATCACATATGAATATAAAGAAGAACTCCGTGAAGGTGTATTTGGTACAGTTTGGGAGGCAGATGATGGTGATGATCTCGTAGAAGAGATCACATGTGCCACAGGTTGGTGTATCAAATCGATTGATTATCGTGTGATTTTAGATGATTATGAAGTGCCTGAATGTGAGGGTGCATTTGAGATAGATTACACCACTCAAGACTAACCAGTTGGAGAAGTGGCACACTGTGACCCCCAAACCGCTCGACCCTGTGTCTATAATGTCTACATGACAAACGAAACCCAAACGAACAACCCCTACGTCGCCACTCTCATTGAGATGGGATACGATGAGGCAGACTGCCAGATGGTAGCACATGCTGGTGTTGATGCTACCTATCCTCGCATGATTCACGGTCGTGTTTTTAACACCAAAGCAGAGTATGATGAGGCACTCGCTGATTACCTCAACGGTCTCTGATTAACACTAACTGTTCTTCGCTTAACTAACAATGTGGGATGAAATTCAAGACATGCCTGGTGAGATCTTCGATCTCGACATTGATGATCGTGAGATGATGCCTTTCGACATGCAAGAGGATATCGAACAGGAAGATCCTCTGACCTGGCGAGAGGACAGTTGATTAAGTGGCACAGCATCGGTCGCATTCCTGCCGACCCTGTGTCTATAATGACTTCAGTTCAAACAAACCACTTCACTTTTCTCTCATGCGTAAGATCGAACGACTCATGAATGCCGCTATCACCAACGGCACTGATTGGAAACTCGATAACACTGAGGTGCTGAATGTTGACGGCATTTCTTATGTCTACCTGCATGGCAATCTGATTGCCGAAGTTGATGACAACGGCATCAAATTGTTTGATGGTGGTTGGCAATCTAACACCACCAAGTCTCGCCTGAATGCTATCATGACCGAGCATGGAATCGCTGGTGAGGGTGTGTTTCAGAAGAACTTTGAGTGGTTCATTCGCCTCTACAATGGCACTGAATTCTTTGTCACTGAGTTTCGCTCTGGCATGAGACTTGGTGCCCTTGCTATCAATGACCTGCTGGTCTGAGTATAACTTAGTCCACACATTCTTCACCATTTGATTATGCCTACCGAACAGGATCGTCGCCAACTCGTTGAGAACTATGTCTGGCATATTGTAGATGGCATGGATACAGATTCCCTCGTGCATATGTGCGTTGATTTGTTAGAACGAGAGTACGACAAATTGACATGGGATGAAGTAACTGAAGAGATCGTAGATCTCTATGATGAGGATACTTTGATCTCCCTAATTCCAGACGCTAAGTAACACAAACTCGCGGCTCAAACTAGTTCACCCATACTACCGCTGCAATTGGCACACTATTGTATGCCATCCCTGCCTGTTGTTAAGACACAGCAGACAGTTGGAGATCTGGCACTCGCTGCCCTTGGCCGCGGCATCCTCGCCCTTATAATAAGGGGAACAAAGCAAAGCACACATGGCAATCGCAGTTCAACCCAAATCGTTCGGTACGTTCGACCCTCACGGTTGCATGTGGGCGACTGACATGACCCATGCCTACCAACTGGCAGCAACCTACGATGAGGATGTGGTGATCTGGAAGTGCCCCGCTAAGGGCAACCCTATGGCATGGGTCACCGTCAAGGCAGACGAGGCAGGGATTGAGGCAATCGCCGCCCTGTTGTTCGATTGAGGAACTGGCACACTATCACCCCCAGACTGCGCCCCTGACCCCTTATACTAAGCACATGACAAACGAAACCAACTTCGACCGCTTCTCCTTCGCCTCCCTCACTGGCAAGGCAGGGCAGCAACCCGCCAACTATGCCTACGACATGGGCGACGGCGACTTCGATGATTACTTCACCGCTGACGACATCGATGAGCGCCGCTACCAAACCGAGATGCGCCGCCAGCGTTACGGTTACTGAACCGTCCACCATTGCCCCACAAGGGCAACCCCCTGCCCCTATAATGACTTCAGTTCAAACAAACGACATGACCGCTTCCACCCTCAGCACCTACAACGGTTGGGCGACCTACGAAACCTGGAACGCTGCCCTCTGGATTGGCAACGATGAATTCCTCTACAACACCGCTAAGGCGTGTGTTGAGTTCTGCGGCAACGATGAGACCCCTTGGGATAAGTTCGTTCGTGCCATGACTGACGGCATGATCGGTCGCCACCTCGTGCAAACCAAGGATGGGGTGCGTTGGGATTCGTGCGCCATCGATGCCGATGAGATGAATGCCATGATGGTCGATCTCTGAACCGTACACTAGGGGGGTCTCTGCTGCCCCCCTTGCCTGTAGACTAACCACATCAACACAGCACAGCATGACAAAGCGCAACCCCACCTGCTTCCGCCTCGCCTCTGACATCAGCACCCGCCAGACAGGATGGGTCAGCAGCAACACCCTACAGGGCACAGCACACAGCGCCGCCCTCATCGCTGGGGTCTTTGCAGAGCATCACGCGCAAGAAGCGATCGACCGTCTCCCCACCTTCGCCTGACCCATGTCTAAGAAGTCCTTCACCAGAGAAGCGGACGCCATCCACGCTCGCTATGGGTTCATCCTCACCAGTGATCGAAAGCACCGCAAATACAAGCACGAACGCCTAGGCATCATCAGCACATGCAGCAGCAGTCCTAGCGACGTGAACGCATTGCGACAGATTGAGAGGCAGTGCCGACGACTAGTCGCCACAGCATCCTAGCACAGACCCCGCCCCCTGGCAGTTGTTAGGGGGTTTTTTTGTACTAGTCGGGTCGCCAAGCGATTCCAAAAACGCATGACTCCCCTAACCTACAAAAGTATCCAGACGACCGATAAATATTTTGGTAAAGTCCCGTTATAAAAAATTCCGCCAGAAAAAAAATGCCCCAGAAAGTTGATTTTGAAAACTTCGATGCCATTCTGAGTAACTTTGATGCATTTTGCGACGAGTTCGAGACGAAGGCAGCGGAATCATTCATGAGAGGAGATTCAAATAATGGAAACGTCGTCAGAGCAGCAACAGACAAGCTTGGAGGAAAAACTCCTAGTGCTGTTGCAGAGATTGGAGAGTCTGGAAGTGCGAGTATCGAACTTGGAGAGACCGACATTAGCGTACCGCCGCCCTGAGGCGAGTGAGTACGAAACACTGTCAGATACTTTAGATTATCTTCACAATAATGTTGAAGGGATTAAGAAAGATTTGCTAAGAGTCGCGCAGTCAGTCTAATGGCAGAGATATTCACGGATGAGATCGAGGTAGGGTTTTATCCCCTCCCAGCAACCGCTCCAAGGTCCTTAAAGTTGCTTGGACTACCTGCAGGGGACTATGAGTTCAAACCGACCGTAGATATCATTCCAGACGCAGAACCGACGTATGTGAAACCCTATCAAAGTTTTTCACTAACGATAGAAGCATATCCAACACTGCCTAACGAGGTCATCACCAGTATGTCAGTGACTGGTCCATCTTACTGCATTTTGGAGGAACCTCGTCCTTCATTCGACACCACCAGAAGTTTTGACACTGAATTTGAGGTGCCTGTGAGTCCCCTGTGGGTCGCTCCACTGTATAATGAACCCTTTGTATTCAACAGTGAGTTTGCGACTGGTGCAGCGCCTCTGGTGACGATTTCGGGGTATTTCAGTGAACGTAACTTTCATGATAGGGAATGGTTACTGAGGTTACCGAATGCCATTGTCAAGATTTCTGGGGATGGGGTGTATTATGAGACTTTAGAAAAGATTGAGAAGTTAGAGGCAGAGGGGGAATTGTTTGATCCTTCGATGTTAAAGAGGAAGTATCCTAGCAGCATAAGCGCCGAGAGTTTTTATCCTTTAACGTTTGCAGATGCGAAGATGTATGATGCTCCAGTTATGGAGGGGTGGTTAAAGCGTTGCTCCGACATTATTAGTTACAAACCTAGTGACATTATGAAGTTAAGAGTGTTCTTTGACATTACGATTGTTAGTAGCGCGGGCACTTTTCTTTCTACAGCGCATATGACCGTACAGAACGATCAGGACACGGCGATTAAGAGGTTAGAGTACGGAATAAATACTCCAAAGGTTCCTGTACCACTCAATGTTATCTAATACTCCCGCGTTATATACTCCATGGGATATGACTACAGGTCATGGTCCTTGGTCTCCTGTTGGATATATTAGTGCATCTCCTAATGTTATTATTAACGGCAGGAACGTTCATAAGGTAGGTGATACTACTTTACCACATTTTGCGGCACTTCCTATACCACCAGACTTGCATAGTGACGTGATCTCCACGGGTTCTCCAACCGTTATGGTGAATGGAACACCGATGGCAGTCATTGGAAGTCTTCTAACCTCTCCTGTTGGTCCTGCAGGAATTGTAGCGTCTGCTGGTGCATTAACTGTAACAGTTGACAGTCAAGGACCTATCTAGTAAAATAAGTAAGTCAATTAAAAATTAATTATGGCACGAGCAAAAGTTGGTCTTAGCGGTAAGAAGATTATTGAGTCGCAACCCAAAACCACACGTCAAGGAAGCAGCAAGAACACAAAATATTCTGCTACCAGTCGTAATGGCGCTAAGAAGCGTTACAGAGGTCAAGGACGATGAGTGAGGTCTCGACTCCAGCAGTCGAGGAGGATGTCAAAGCATATCCAATGTTCTCAGTTCCAATCTTCAAGTTGCAGATTCAGGACTGGGAAATTAAAAAACCAAAACTCCTTGAACTGTATAAGCAGAAAGAGTTATCCTTAAAAGATAACGTGCTTACAAACTACAACAAAGAAGAAAAAGAGAGTTTCCAACCAGTCGTTGATATTATCGAAAGCGATATCAATCGTTTTGGTGATGCTGTTGGATGTACTAGTATTATTCCTCAGTGGTGGTGGTTTGAAAAGTCAATCTATGGCATGAACCATACAGTACATAACCATGGTTCTATTGGGTATAATGCTGTTTTGTTTATTGAGTATGATCCAGAAGTTCATACCCCAACAACATTTGTCTCTCCCTTTGGAGATTTCATGAAAGGATTGACAATGACACATCAACCCGATGAGATTACTGAAGGTTCTCTAATTATTTTCCCTGCTGCCTGTAATCACTATACTGAAGTGAATCAGAGCGATAAGGAAAGAATTATCTTGTCCTTCAACATGATTATCGAACGATGAAAGAACTTTTGTTTATCTCACAAGACAAAGAGATGGCACTCATTCAGGAGATGTCGTATAAGATCAAGATGTCTGATTGGAATATTCATCCCTCAAAGACTTGTTTCTTGTGCGTGTCTCCTGATTACTCTGGTATTGTAACTCAGCATCTCTCGCATTCATTATCTATGGATCGAGAGATTTTTCATATTGAAGCAGTCAATGTGCCATTTCCAGACGAAAATGTAAATAAGTATAAACTTGATTTTGAAATTAATTTTGCTGACTGGGTTCTAGACTGGGATAATTTTGTTTTATGTGAGGCAGGTGTAATCAGAGGTGGCAATTATACTTGGATTACTAAGGTAATGGAAAAGTTTGTAGACAAGAATTACTACACTTTATCATTATGTGAAAATATCCATAGTAAATATAAGAGTGACTTAGTTTCACTTTATTATGATGATACTATCAAAGATTTACATTTTTGGTGGGAAAGACCAAACAATCACTGGAGTTAAACATGGGATTATTTCCTGTAGACAAAAGCGAAGAATTTATTGAGGAAGGTATGACACTCATCACTGAAACTGACAGTGATCGCCTTCTAGATGCCGCTGCAAAGCGTCGTAGATCAAAGATGAAGGAAGAACTATATCCACTTCCCGAAGACCGCCTTGAGCGTCCTTGTGGAGGAGCGGGTGGTTTTGATGATTTTGTAGAGCGTTGGCACGAGTGAATAAATAAAGACATCCCGTGCTGTGTCTAAATGCCTTCCTTTCAGACATTCAAAGATTTGAGTGTTACATTTAAGAAGCATCCTGTTTCCGATGATTTGGTAACAGTGAAGGATAAAGCAGCTATCGCTCAATCGATCACTGCTTTGCTTCTTACTGTGAAGGGAGAACGTCCATTTCGTCCTGATCTAGGATCGAACATTTCTAGAATGTTGTTCGAACCACTAGACTATGGTAGTGCTGGTCTCATCAGAGGTGAGATTTCCAATTGTCTTGCTAAGTATGAACCTAGGATTACCGTTGACACTATCCGTTGTATTCCAAACGATGAGGATAACGGATATGATATTGAGTTAAGTTATTATATCGTAGGCAGGGATGATGCACCCGTAAATGTAGAATTCTTCCTAGAGCGTACTCGATAATGCCATATACTCAAGTTGCTAATTTAGACTTTGAAGATATCAAGTCTGCTCTGAAGGAATACCTTAGAGCGCAGTCGGACTTTACTGATTATGACTTCGAAGGATCTGCGTTATCAACGCTAATCGACACACTTGCCTATAACACGTATTATACGGCATTTAACACCAACATGGTAGTCAATGAACTATTCATTGATTCTGCCACCCTCAGGGACAATGTGGTTGCTCTGGCAAAGCAATTAGGTTACAGACCTAAGAGCATCACATCTCCTGTTGCTTATATTAGTTTTACAGTCGATTACAATAACCCAACAACTGATACTGAACTCCTACTTAAGAAAGGAACAGGATTTGTTGCATCATACGACAACACGACATATCAATACGTTGTTCTTAATGATGTAAAGGCACAAGTATCGAATCAAAAAGCAATTTTTACAGAAGTTCCTGTGTATGAAGGAACTCTTTTAAAAAATACTTACACTGTTAATACATCACTTAAGTCACAGAAATTTATTCTTGACAACCAGAACATTGATACTAATACAGTAAGAGTAAACGTATTTCCTACAGGTGGATCGTTTAGCGAACCATATCTAGTAGCAGACAATATTTTAGATGTAGATCAAGATTCTAAAGTATTCTTTCTAGACGAGATCGAGGATGAAAGATACGAATTAGTTTTTGGCGATGGTGTACTAGGTAAGAAACTTGAAAATGGATCAAGAATAGAAGTTTCCTATCTAACCACTTCTGGACCAGAGAGCAATGGTGTACGCACATTCGTCTTCTCTGGCGTCCTGGAGAACCCACAAGGGGTCTCTCCTAACGCTTTCGAGGTAACTGTTGATTCAACGATTGCTGCTTCTGGAGGCGAAGGACTGGAGTCTATTAGCAAGATTAAGTTCAATGCTCCTAAGGCATATGGATCACAGGATAGAGCAGTAACATCAAATGATTACTCATCTATTATTAGAAAAATTTATCCTGCTACTAGTGACATCATTATTTACGGCGGAGAAGATGCAGATCCTCCTCAGTATGGAAAAGTATTCATTGTACTAAAACCAAAGGATGCTACTTATGTAACAAGTGTTACTAAAAAGCAAATTATTGATGAGTTGAAGAAGTATTCGGTTGCTTCTGTTACTCCAGTGATTGTAGACCCATCTGTACTATATGTCGAGATACAAAGTAAGATTTATTACAGTGGTGATAAAACAGATCAATCACCAGCACAAATTCGCGACAAAGTTATTGGAACAGTGCAGGATTATATCAATACATCAAATACAGAGAAGTTTAACGGTAAGTTTAGACACAGTAAATTTACTGGTGTAATTGATGATGCAGACCGAGCAATTAACTCTAATTTGACAACAGTCACAATGAGGAAGGATTTCTATCCACAGTTAAATTCTACGTTCTATTACGAAATCTGTTACCAGAATCCTTTTGATAAAGATTGTGATGGCGCAACCCTTTCTACTACTGGATTTAGAGTCACAGAATATCCTTTGTTTGATGTCTATCTTGAAGATAGGGATGGCAAAATTGTCCTATATAGACTAGATACCGCAACAGGTGAAAAAGTCCTTCTAGACAAGGAAGTCGGTGATATTGATTATGATAAAGGTGAACTCAAACTTTATAATTTGACTATCATCAAAGGTAGTTTCTTTGATAATAGAATCTCTGTTCGTGTAAAACCACTTTCTAATGATATTCAGGCACTCCGTGAGGTTTACTTGGATGTTGACGTTGCCAATTCCTCATTCACTGCATACAAAGAGTAAGTAAATGCCTGCTGTAAAGACTAAGAGAATTTCAACTCTAATTGAGTCGCAGCTTCCTGAATTCATTTCTTCAGAATACGAACTGTTTAGTAAGTTTGTAGAGAAGTATTATGAAGCACAGGAAGTGCAAGGCGGCACCTTGGATATTATTAACAATATCCAAAAGTATGCTGATATTGATTATTATGAGAAACGTCTTCTAAAGCAGTACACAGAACTATCAGTAACAGTTAATGCTACTGAAACAATCATCGTTGTTGATGATGCAACTTCATTCCCAGAGAAGAATGGTTACATCAGAATTAATGATGAGATTATTTTCTATGAAAAAAGAACAGAAACTGAATTTAAAAATTGCCATAGAGGAGTAAGTGGCAATACATCATTAGGTGACTTGTATGAGTCTACTACTTTTACAAGCACAAATGCAGCAAGTCATAACTATGGTGTAAAGGTTTACAATATTAGTAACCTTTTCCTGTATGCATTTGTCAAGAATTTTGAATCTCAATACTTAGGTTCTTTCCCAGAAAAGTATCTAAAAGGTGAAGTTGATAAAAGAACTCTTATCAAGAACATTGATAAGTTCTATAAGGCAAAAGGTACTGATAGTTCTATCAAGTTCATCTTTAATACTATCATATCTAAAGATGCCAGGGAAAAACCAGAAGTATACAAACCAACAGATTTTACCCTTAAGTCTTCTGAGTCTGATTGGACGAATATCTATGCTTTGAAAGTAAAGGTTGTTAGTGGCAACGTTAACGATCTAATTGGTAAAGTAGTAGTACAAGAAGAGACAGAAGAGTATGGATATGTCTCCGCTACTGTAGATAACGTAATTGGCGATATTACTGCAGATGGAGAAGCAATTGTCAATCTGGTCCTTGCACCAGAGACTGTAACTGGTGAGTTTGCTATTTCCACAAAAACTAGTCTCACTAAGACTCTTTCTAATACAACAGGTATTGGAAAAAGAGTTAATGTATTTTCTACCGTTGGATGGAAGGAAAAAGGTAAAATTCTAATTGGAGAAGAAATTATCTCCTTCAATGACAAAAATGTAACTCAATTTACTATCGAGAAAAGAGGTGATGTTACTTATACCCATGAGGTAGGTACATCTGTATACAAACCAGTTATTATCAAAGGTGCTGATGTAGAACTTCTGACCTTAGGTGTAGTCTACGATTTCAAGATTACCGACGCTCAACCTTATTCATATCCAAATGATAAGGTTCAGATCTCTATTCCTGGTTTCCAAACTGCCGATAATAAGATCACTCAGACTGGATCTAACATTTATAGATGGATCCTGAATAATAATCTTCCTGTCAAGATTCCAACTAAACCAACCATTGAGTCACAACTGTCTCCAGTTGCAACTGATGTTTCTGCTATTTTTGCAGACGAACAATATTATTATATCACATCTTCTAGCTTTCCATCATATGAAATCTTTAAGGAAAGTATTCTAGATAACCAACCAATTAAAGATCAAAAACTTCTTCGTATTCTTAGAAAAAACGCAATTAAGACTACTGAAAAGTATGCTACTCCCAAGTCAGAAGTTGGACTTCTCCTTAATGGTGTTCGTCTATATGGATACAAAGACAAAGAAAGTATTAGATATGGAAATTTAGAATCTGTATCTGTTGTAGATCAAGGTTCAGGATATGCCAAACCACCATTTGTTCTAGTTGATGGTGTTCCTGATTTAGTACAAGCAAATCTATCAGGATCAGTTGTTGAAAGTTACACTGTAACTTCGCAGAAGGTATTTCCTGTTGAACCAACGATTGAGGTAACTTCTGGTAGAGGTGCTATTGTTCGCGCAGTTGTAACTGGCGATAAAGTAACCAGTTTGATTATTGATAATGCTGGTGAGTTTTATTCTTCTCCACCTATTGTAAGAATTACTGATAGAAATGGCAAAGGTCGTTTTGCAGACTTTACTGCTATTATTGATGTTGATGGAAGAATTACTGGATTCGAAAAAAACTCTGAGGGTGTATTTTATAATCAGAGTACGGTAAGAGTTGACATTCTTCCTGTTGGAAAAGGTGCAAAGGCACAAGTTGAATTAACAGAATGGAATTTCAACAGATATGAGAAGTATAAGTCTGTAATGGACGACCAGAATGGTTATGTCTTTGAAAATTACAATATTTCATATGAATACGGTTACGGTCAATTTGCAAATCCAAAAGCATTTAGATATGCCCTTAATGACAATATTACTGCCAATAACCAAGAAACTGGAACTCTAAGACACTCACCAATTATTGGTTTTGCTTATGATGGCAATCCAATCTATGGTCCCTATGGTTTCCAAGACCCATTAGACCATAATTCGGGCATTGCCCGTATGACAACTAGTTATATTCTTAACGCCACCAGACGTGGAGGACCAGGAATCAATCAATATCCTTTAGGTACATTTACAAATGACTATACCTATAAGCATAAAAATGGTTCGCTAGATGAAAACAATGGACGATTTTGTGTTACTCCTGATTTCCCAGAAGGAGTTTATGCTTATTTCATTACTATTAATGCCAATCAAGTACCACAATTCCCATACATTCTAGGACAAAACTTTTATTCACTGCCAGTAGATAGTAACTACAATTCAAATATTAACCAAAATGACATTCCCAAGAAATCTAGAAGATTAAATGAATTGGGTATGCCTGGAAATGGCGAAGGTGTTATTGCAGAGATTGGTAGCGTAAAAGCAGGCACAGTTGATAGAGTCACTGTAGAAAGATCTGCAGATGTATTCTCTGTCAATTCAAAACTATATTTTGATAATAGAGGTACAGATGGATCTCAAGCAGAAGCACTAGTTGAGTCTGTTAAGGGAAAACCTGTAGAGTATATTGACAGCTATGAAAATAAAGTAGTTAAATTAACTACAATTCAAAATGCTTACTTATTTGAAGATGATACGTTAAGACAACCATCTTCTAATGCATCTGGTGTTATTGTAGGTGAAGTCAGAAATGACAATCAAATTGTTCTTAAGAATGTCATTGGTACATTTGACAACACTGGAACATTCTCAGCTGACATCAAAACCTTCTTTATTCTACTCGATCAGAAGAGTTCTTTTACTAAAGGAGCAATCCTCAGTTTGACTGATGGTATTAACCCTGCTGTAGCAAAAGGCGAAATTCTAAATGGAACTAGCAGTCAGAATACAGTAGAAATCAAAGTAACTGAGGGTGACTGGGTTCCTCTTAACCAAGGCAGAATTACAGCAACTTCAATTCTACCAAACAAAGTATACAGAATCGTAGAACTTGGTGATACGAATTGGGATCAAATTGGTGCTGGATTACAGTTCCAAGTAGGACAAGAATTTACATCTAATGCAAATGAACCAACTGGTAATGGTGTTGCAGAAGAAGTTGGTGGCGACTACTTCTTACAGTCTTCTGACTTCTTTAACACTTCTGGATCTAAACCAGTAGTTCTTACTTCTCTTAGCGATAACTTAGAACCATTTGAGGTTAATCAGAGTGTTGCGTTGATTGAGACTTCAAGTCCACATGGTCTTGGTATTGATGATAAAATCACGGTTGATATTAGACCAGATGATTCTATCAAGACAAAGGACTATTATGTTAGAAAGAGACTATATCAAAATGTAGTTCTAAAAACACCAGAATATGAATCAGAAATTTCCGATACTGGTATTGGAGCATTCCAAATTCTAAACGGTGGAGCAGATTATGCTCCTGCTACGTATACTGATGTAGCACTAACTGGTGGATCTGGAACTGGTGCAACTGCAACTATCATTGTCAAAAACAACGTTGTATCAGATTTACAGGTCCAAGGAACTCACTCTGGATACCGTGATGGTGTTTACAATAATGTTGTAATTTCTGGCGGTGACGGTGATGGGTTAGTTGCATCTTTTACAATTAATAACGGTCAAATTGTAGGCAATAAAGTTTATGTAAAAACACCTGGATACAATTATATTGGAGGATCATTTATTATCACTAATGATGACCTTCCAGACTACATTAAGGTGTTTGATGATGAGACTGGATTAGTAACTAGTACAGGTTTAGAAATTATTGCAACAGTTTCTGCTACTGTCGCTACTGTTGACATCACCAATAAAGGAACTGGATATAGAAAAGGTGATTATCTTTCTGTCGATGATGAATCTCTTTTCAGATCATCTGCTTCTAGAAGCACTGCCAGACTTTCCATCTACGTCGATCACGTTGGTTTTGCAGAAGGAAAGAACAAGCTTGTACTAAAGAGCACTACTGGTCTCGCAATTGGTGATCTGATTAAAATTGGATCCGAGATTCTGGAAGTAACTGCTATTGATAGTCCAACAGAGATTACTGTCAATCGTGGCATTGAAGGTTCTGTAGATACGAATCATTATGACGGTCAAATAGTAACTTTATATAAAGCACAATATAACTTCCCAGAAAACTTCCAAGTTGGTGGATTATCAACATCAGGAAAAGTATTAACTTATGATAGAAGCACTCAATCAGTAATCCTGGTTTACAATTATGGTATTGAAAGAAATACTGCTACTTCAATTCAAAATAGCAGCACGTTCTTTGATGGTAGTACACCAGCAAGACTTGTAACTGTTTCTAGTGTCGAATCTCCTAACTTCAAGTTTGAAATTTCTGAAGATAACATTTCATTCACCCCCAATCCAAATATTCAGATTCAGGAATTTTATCGCTACAAGTTTGATACTTCACACTCATCTCTAACTGGAACTTATTTTGACTTAAGTCCAAGTAGAGCATACAATCTTATTACAGAAGAAAAACTTGCATCTACTATTCTTCCTGGAAATACAGGAGCGTTTACGGAAGTTAAATTTGGTTTTGGTCCTAGGATTGCTGAGAACCAGTATGATACTAAAGTAGGAACTGATTTTACAACATTCTACTATTTTGACAAGAATGGTGTTGTAACGTCAGATGATGCATATCTAGAACTTATTACAGATCCTCTACAGGGCGAGAAGACTGTAATTTATGTAACACCTACAAGAATTGTATACAATGTTCCTTTCAAACCTCTGTGGGATGGATCGGGAGTTATTACGTACACATCAAAAGGTGCTTTCTCTATTGGCGAAATCAATACTATTAAGGTAACTAATCTTGGTCTTAACTATAAGAAAGTTCCTGTAATTACTGGTGTAGACATCACTCCAACATACAAAGCAACTGCTGAAGTAGAGTTTGATGAAAAAGTACAAGTTATTACTGGTATAACCGTAACAGAAGGTGGATCAAATTACACAAATCCAGTTGTTGTAATTACTGACGGAGACGGACAGGGTGCTAGATTCAAACCAAGTGTAACTAATGGTAAGATTTCTATTATTGCTGTAGAGAATGCAGGAAAAGGATACACATACAAACCAACAGTAGAGATTATTGAATCTAATGCCGAGTTGTATGTTGATAGTAATACTATTGGTGTTCCTCAGAGCATTAAGATTACTCGCAATGGTGGTGCCTTCCATTTAGACAAAACAGTAGCATCTAGTTTTACATCTCAGTTTACTATTGCACTGAAGAGATCATCTCCTACAGAACCGATTGGTAACTTCCAAAAAGGAGAGATTGTAACACAAACGAATGCAGAAGGAAGAGAAGTTTTCCGAGCACGAGTTGGTGAGTTTAAAGTTGGTACAAATTTACTAAAACTCAATCAACTACAGGGAATTGTAAGAAATAATTTTCCTATTGTTAGTGTTAGCAATCCAACTAATAGAGCTGCGGTGAAAGCAGTCTATTTTAGTACACTAACTGAGAATATCACATCATCTTACGACAATGCAGGATTTTATACTTCTGCTAGAGGTAAAGTTAGTGACAGATCACAGAGAATAACTGATAGTTTCTTCTATCAGGATTATTCCTATGTTGTCAAGTCTAGAACTCCAATCGATCAGTGGAGAGACTTAATTAAGTCAACAACACACCCCGCTGGTTTCAAACTGTTCGGTCAAGTTGATATTGAGACTGATGCTAATACAAGAATGCCTGCTAAGATGCCTAGATCTGGCAAGGCTTCTATTATACAACTTTGGAATCCAGAAGTTAATACTATTACTAGTGATATCAAACATAGAGTTATCACTCAGTCTATTCAAAAAGTAGAAAATAACAGAATCAGAAGAGGTCCTGGTTCTATTGCATCCTCAGAATTTAATTTCAATGAATTCAGAGCATATACTATTAGAGTATACAACCCAACTCCTGGATTCTATGATGATGTTATTGCCGATGGTAAGCCATGGTATGCAAAGAACTCATTCGATGGTGTTGACATCAATGACACCCCTTATACTGGAGCAAACGTCAAAACCGTTGGTACAACTAGGTTCCAACTAAGAGATTCTTTTGATAATCCTTTTGTTCCTGCAAAAGTAAATAATATCTTTGTTACTTTAGATGGAATCTTACAGGAACCAGGAGTAGCATATACAATTGATGGAAGTGATATTGTATTCTCGCAAGCACCTCTTGGTAATAGCACAAAACTGACTGGATCTAGACTTGGTGATGTAACATCATACAAAGGAATGCAATTCTATGGCAGATATTTTGCATTCAAAGATACTGCATCAAATAACAGGTATCTAAGAAAAATCAGAAACATTTTCCAGCGTAACGGAAGATGGTTAGATTCTGCTAATCAGATCGAAAGAAATCTTGACTTTATTGTCTCGGAATCTGTTGGTTACGGTAAAGAGATCTACCCAACACTAGATTGGAGTACCAAAGGATCTAGTTATGAGTCAGATCTGAGAAGTATCCTCAAGGCATACGAGCATGATTTAAGGTTTGGAGGTAATGTAAAGACTGTTGATTATCTATCGTATTTTAACGAAGATAATACTTACGATTATATTACTGACAATAAAGAATCTTCTCTCGATATTATTAGATATGCTACCAATCTTTCTAAACTGGCAATTAGGAACTGGGACATTGTAATTAATAATGTTAACTTTATTCAAGGATCCAGAGTTCTGACGATGGCAGACACCAACAAAGTTGCTGTTGGTATGCTTATCAGTTCTGGTGGTTCTTTCCCAGAAGGCACTAGAATCGCTTCTATTGATAGTGAGACTCAAATTACACTGACTAGAGCAGCACTCTCTAACTCTGGATTTGGAGGAGGTGGAGCTCCTGCGGGAACTACAACCTTTGATGGCATTACTGATGGAAATGCTGTTAGCCCAACTAGCACAGCAGCGGTAGAACCAGGCGATACATTTACTGTTGATGAGGGAGATACCTTCAGTGTTCCTCCATCATTCTCTGGATCTGATACTGCTACATTCTACTTCAGTGGTATTAATACTGGTACTTTCTATGATGCTGCAAATCTAATTGCTGCAAACAAAGCATACTTGCAGGAAGAAGTTAGTGCTACTATCTACAATAACTACACTCTCCAAACAACAGTCGAAAAATGTGCTAGAGATCTAGGATATCTCATCGACGCAATTGTTTATCACCTTAAGTTTGGTGGCACCGAGCAGGTTGTAGAATTTGGAAGACTATATTACACCAATGCAGGATATCCTTATGGAGAAGTTTTAACATCTATTAATAGAAGTGTTGAAGAGACTGCCGCAGCTATTGCTGCGTGGGATTTGCTAGTCGAGAAGATGACACTAGCAATGAGAAATAGTCTGGGTGCAGGAACTTATACCAACATTGCTCCTGTTACAGATCCAGACGTTGCTATTGATTCTCTCACCCCAGCATGTGCTAATGTGGCGTCAGCACTGAGTTCTTACATTCAAATTGTTAAGGACATCCTTGCTTTTGGAACTGGATATGTCGATGCGACACCACAGAATCTAAACAGCGAAGGTAACTGGACTTCACTGAGAGTATACACAAATTATAACATCATCGAAGATCCTCTGCTTCCAGATAGTGAATGTGCTGATGTCATTTCTTCAGTAGATTCTCTATTTGCTAATGTTACTGACATTCTCAATGAAGAATCAGTTTCAAGGTCGCTCCCTGATTATGTTGACGGAGAAACCAAAGAGTTCGAACTGTATTGGGAAGATGGCACAGAAGTCAACTCTGAGGAAGATGAGGACTTCTTTATCACCATCAATGCCGTATTACAGCAACCTAAGTATAACGCAACTTACCCAGGTGGCGATGCATATTATATTGATAGAACTGTAATTCCTAACAAGATTGTATTTGATGTTGCTCCTATCTGGGATCAAGATTTTGGTGCTAAGAGTATTGGCGAACCAACTGCAGTTGAAAGAGTTGTAGGTCTTGGAGTTGGTAACTATAAGAGACTTACAATTGATTACAACTTGGTAGATGGTGTAAGATCTGGTCCATTCCTAATCCTGGATATGGAGGATCGCTCAGTCCAGAAGATCGACGAGAAAGAATTCTTGTTCGTTTTTGTCGATGGTGTCTTACAGAGAGAAGGTTATAGTTACACTATCTCTGGTCCTAACATCTACTTTAATGTTCCAATCACAGAGCAGAATGATGTTGATATGAGACTCCTTTATGGTAGGGATGTCGGTCAGATTCTCAATATCTACGACTACTCACCAAACACTTATTACATCCAAGGTGATATTACATTCACTCTCGATAAATCAACAGCTTTTGCAGTTCAAGCAGTTAATAGACTTGCTAGGAATGATGATAATGTATCATATGACTCTTGGATGCGAGACAAGAGATATGCTGGATATAGAGCGATTGGATCTAAATCCAATGGTTCATCTTTTGATGCTCCTATAGGAGATATTATTGATCCATATATCTTCAGTGAAGTTGGTAATATTGTAACTATTAAAGCAAGATTTATTGTTTCTCAATACCACGAACTCGTAACAAGTGAAGCATTTGGAGACAGATATGTTGTACGACTAGCATCTATTGCTGATGCTTCAATTACCACAAACGTTATCATTAATCAAATTGACAGAACTATTACTAGAGACGAGACAGGAAGAATCCGTCTTGCGGATAGAAATGGTAAGTGGAATGCTACTAAACTAGGTAGATCTTACAGAAAGACTTTCTTACCACTAAACAGTGGTGATACTATTAGAGTCGATGGCGAGTCTGCTTTCAGAAAGATCTCTGCACTTCCTAGCATTGTAACCTCTAAGGATTACAGCAATTCTATTCCATCTAATAACTCCATTTTTGGTATTGTTGGTGTCGAAGCATACAACGGATCTACCGAAGGAACAGGTCTCAGTGTTGTTCCTATTATGGAGACGGTAGAGGACGAAAATGGAAACCAAGTTCTCACTGGCAGAATTGCAAGACTAGAGTGGAACCAGCGTAACTATAATCCTAATACACAACCTACAGCATATCAATACTATACACCACCAATCATTCAGTTTATTCCTGAAGATGGCAATGGTGGTGGAGCACAGGCAGAGGTTCTAACTCTTGGCGGTCACATCCTCAGTGTTGATCTAATCAACCCTGGTAGTGGATATACTTCTGCTCCTAAGACAGTAGTTGCTAGAGGATATGACATCTTAGTTGAAAGAGATATTGCTGTATCTCTTGTTACTATTGGTATTCAACCAAAACTTGATGCAAATATCAAGACTATTGCATCCGAAATTTCTATTGCAAGTCTACCAGTTCCACTGGCATTCTCTACTTCTGCTATTATCGCAGAATCTCCAAGAGCAGTTTTCAAGTCACTCACGGCAATTATTCAGGTAGAAGGTGATGATAATCTAAAGAAAGACTTGGATTGTAGAGTAGTACAACCTCTTACCAAGTTTACTGATAGTAAGAATAAGAAGGTTCAGACATATCTGATTGATATGTTCTTGGGTCAGAACGAGTATGTTTCTATTGCTTCTACCAGAACTCCCTTTGTCAAGTCTGTTTCTATCACTCAGACATCAAGAAAACTTACCACGCAGTCACAAAAGAGAATCTTCAACGATTCTCTAGGAAACTTCAACTACTATGAGACTGGTGCTTACCTAGATCTAGATATGACAGCAACAGATACTGTTGCATACATTGCTGATACTAGCAAGTTTGAGACGAACGGTTACCTAATGATTGGCGATGAGGTCGTCAGATACTACCGTAAACTCACTGATAGATTCTTAAATCTACAGAGAGGAGTAGATGGCACCACAGCTAAACCATGGTTGGCAGGAACATTCCTCAAGCAGATTCCTAAGAAGGTTGAAGTTGTCTCTGGTGGCGTTGCTGCTATTCAGTCTGTTGCAGCTGTTAAGATTAAGCAAGTTGATTCTGAAGTTAAGTTCAACGAAGACAACGAATTTGCTAAGTGGTTTGAACCAAGACCAGTCAGTGTCGAGCAGAAAGCAACTCTCAATGAAAGAGTTATCACCGCTCAGATTCAATCAGTCCAAGCAATTGACTCTCTATCTTATGTCACTGCTAAGACTCAGCGTAAGACTGACGTTGGCGCTAGAAAAGTCATCGGACTATTCTCAACGCTTGATTTTGACAGAACAATTATTCGCGGTGAACTGCAGAGACAGAACATCTTCTTCCCTGCCCCTGTAGTAACTCAGACAGTTGTCACAGCTGCCGCTCACAAGGCAATCACGACAGAGGTTACTCTACTCAACGTATTCTCCGAATCTGTCACTGTCAAACCATACGCTTCATTTGAGAAACTCGATAGTCTTGCATGGAAAGAGACTCTTATCGAGCAAGATATTAAGAAGGAAGCAGTTGTTCCTGACGTTAAGATCACTCAGATCTATGCTAAGGCAACTGTCAGACCTACTGTATCTTCCACTTCACAGATTAGCATCATCAGTGATGCAATCAGTATTGCTCCTAGAGATTCGTTCTCTGCTATCGAAACTCTTGCCTGGAAAGAAACTCTTGTTAAGAGAGATATCAAGAAGGAAGCAATTCAGATTGTTGACTGGAAAGTTACTCAAACAATCATTAAGGAGCAAGTTACACCTTCCATTGTCTCCACCAATACAACATTCCTCGCTTCCACTGAAGCAATCACAACACGTCCTTCTGAGACATTTGTCTCTATCGACAGTCTTACACATTATACACAACCTGATAGACTTGAGATTCAGAAGGCAAATATCAATCTATATGATTGGAGAGTCGAGCAGACTATTGTCAAGGCAACTCTCAGACCTTCTATTGTCTTCACCAGTACATCAGTTACTGAGGCAATCGCAACCAGTATTGCACCTAGAGATTCGTTCTCTGCTATTGAAACTCTTGCCCGTAAAGAAACTCTTGTTAAGAGAGACATCAAGAAAGATGCCGTACAGATCGTTGACTGGAAGATTGCTAAGACTATTATCAAGTCTCAGGTTGGACCTTCTATCACCTCCACCAATAGAATTGATATTATCAGTGAGGCACTTAGTATTGCTCCTAAGGATTCTATTGCTTCCTTTGGTGAGATGTATGCTATTAAGCAACCAGACAGACTTGAGATCCAGAAAGCGGATATCAATCTGGTTGATTGGAAAGTCACACAGACAATCGTCAAGGCACAGGTCGCTCCTACTGTTACATCTACTTCACATATCTCTATTATTAGTGATGCTCTCAGCATTGCTCCTAAGGATTCGATTGCTTCCTTTAACTCCCTCAGTGTTGGTGCAACTGAAATCAAGGCGGACATCAAGAAAGATGCCGTACAGATCGTTGACTGGAAGATTGCCAAGACTATCATCAAGTCTCAGGTTAGACCTACCGTTATTGCTACGGTACAGGCAAATATCGTTACTGAGTCTGGTGGTGCCGCAGGTGCGGGTGCAATCAACTCTGAAGCAAGGTTCGAATCTCTCACCCGCGACAACATTGAAATCAAAGTTGATATCAAGAAATCTGCAGTTAGATTGGCAGATTGGAAGGTCTCCCATAAGCAGATTCGCTCCAGTCTTGCTCCAACAATCTCTTCTGTTTCCGCGTCTTCTATCGAAGCAAACGCAATCACAACCCGCCCACAAGAGACTGGAATCTTCGCTGATTCTGTTGTCAGAACAACAGTCAATCATGTTGAAGAGTTACATCATATTAGCATTCATCATGAAGTCGTACACAATGGTCCAACAGAACTACTCAGAATCCATCCTGGATCTGGTGTTGTTGATGGATTCGTCGAATCGATCTTCCTCAGCGACCCAGTTCCAACCAGAGATGGCGGTTTTGTAGATATTACTGACGATCATGATGTCCTAACAAGAGACGGAGATCTGATTGATGTTATCAACCAACTATTTGGTTCTTCTGGTTCTGGAGATTACCTAGGTAACTATACCACAGGTAATGCTGGACCTACCCTAAGAAACTGGAATTATGTTGGATATGACGATGGTTCCGCGAATGCATCTGGAGTTTCTATTGAAAGATTCTCCGCATTGTTCCCACAAATGACTCTTGCGGACTTTGAAGATCGTCCGAACTCCAGTTACACAATCAACGGTGACTACTTCAATCTTGCTAATCCATCCATTCAAAATGCAATTGCAATTACTTCACAGAATGGTCTCATCAGCGGAACAATTTCAGTTAATAACAGTGGAGACCCAGGTGCTGAACCTACTAAATACTTCCTGGATTCTGGTTACCTCTTTACAAGCGGAGGATCCATTATCCAATATACGAGTAAGACTGGAACAACCTTCGATGGATGTACCGTCTACAGTGGACCAACAACCATCTCCGCAGGTGATGAAATGATTAATATTGAGGTTGACTAAATAATCGTATAAATATAAATAACTTTGGCACAATTAATCACAACGTCGGAAGAACAACCATGACTGCTATTATCTCTGATAAGTTTCGCATTTTTAATGCGAGTCAATTCCTAGAATCACTTCAAGAAAGTGATGCCGATCCCGCTGGCGACGGCTCTCGAATGTATTTCTTTGTGGGACGCCCACAAGGATGGTATGCATACTTAGAGATTCACTCGAAGCTCCAGAACAACTTTACGGTTGGCAGAGAAATTTTTGTAGGAACTTCCGCTGGTGATTACACTGGTACTGCATTCCGTGCCACTATTGCAGGTATCTATGATAACGCTCTTCTTCTTACCGACATTTTTGGTTCAAGCGGAGTTAACTCTGCACCTGCCTTAGGTTCCGACATCAGAGAAACAGCAGACGGTGGTTCAACTATCTCCACTAGCGTAGGAGCACAAACTGGCGTTTATCGTTACGGCACTGAGGACAATCCTCCTGCTCCTCTGGATAACCAGACTGAGAAGCTTTCTCTCTATGATGAGATTATTGCTGCTAAGAAAATTGATTCTCAGCACGCAAGAACAGTTATTCGTCGCTACAACTGGAGCACCTCTGTCAACCCAAGATTTGACATGTGGAAGCCTAACTACTCTGCATCTGGCAACGGTCAGACAGGTATCTCTGGTGTATCTTCATCATCTGTTACTTCGATTGCAGACGCTAAGTTCTATGTAATGAACTCTGACTATGAAGTATTCAAGTGTCTCTATAATGGTGAGACTCCTTCAAGCCCAACTGGTGTTGATGTTCTAGAGGCAGAGCAACCCAGAACTACTGATGGTGCAAACTACGATGGTTCAACTGGTATCTGGAGTGCTCCAAGTGGCAACTACCTCTGGAAGCACATGTATACCATCCCCACCGATGATGTTATCAAGTTCCTTTCATCGGACTTCATGCCAATCGTTGAAACAACCAATCCTTCTAGAGTTGCTGTAGAAGCTCTCGCAGTTGATGGTGCTCTCGATGTAGTTCTAATCGAAGATGCTGGCGATGATCTACCTGCAAGCGCCACTCTCTACACAGAAGTTCAGGGTGATGGTTCAGGTGCTATCGTAAGATTCACCACTAGTGCTGCTGGTGCAATCACCTCTGCTGAAATGTTTGCTCGTGGTTCAGGTTACACCTACGGTAATATTCTCCTAAAGCAAGGTTTCGTATTCACCAACTCTGGTCTATCTTCTACTGCTACCGTACCTAACACTGCTTACGGTTCACTTAAGGCAGTTATGCCTCCTCAAGGCGGTCATGGTTCAGACCACGAAGTAGAACTCAATGGTAAGCGCGTGATGACTAACATCCGTCTCACCTATGATGAGGGTTCAGGCGACTTCCCAGTTGACAACGACTTCCGTAGAATCGGTATTCTTAAGGATCCTCTCCAGTGGGGTTCAACTGCATTCCTAACTGCAGACACCGCTTCAGGTCTCAAGGCAGTCAAGATCACTGGTGCAGATGCTGACTACATCGTTGACGAAAGAATTCAGCAGACTGTAACTGGTGGTACTGCATACGGTACAGTTGTTTCTTGGACTCTTGACAAAGATGGCAACGGTAATGACATCGCTGGTGAAGGTGTTCTCAAGTACATCCAAACTGTAGAAGCTCACCTAGATTCTGGTGTTGTAAGAGCATTCGAATCTTCTGCTAACGCAATCACTGGTGACACATCTGCTGCTTCAGGTGATGTTGAGACCACACTTGCTAACGGAACCGAACTTCTAGGTAAGACATTCAACGCAGGTCTTGCTACTCCTGAAATTGAAAACAACTCAGGTGATGTAATCTACGTTGAGAACCGTCGTCTAATCACTCGTGCTCCAGACCAGATTGAAGACATCAAACTCGTTATCGAGTTCTGATTTAAAAATCAGATTATTAAGTCCCTCGCGAAAGCGGGGGATTTTTTTTATCTCTACTAAATACTAGGGACAAGATGCTAGTATTTGGCGGAGTACAATGCCACAAAAGACTAACCTTAATGTAAATCCTTATTACGAGGACTTCGACGCAAATAAGAATTTTTATAAAATTCTATTCCGTCCTGGATACTCTATTCAAGGTAGAGAACTTTCCCAGATTCAATCTCTGCTTCAGAATCAGATTGAGTCCTTTGGTAGATACGCATTTAAGCAGGGAGAATTAGTTATTCCTGGTGAGGTAGGTCTTAATACAAAGTTAGATTATGTAAAATTATCTTCCGTATCTGAGGTAGCAGTCTCAGAAGGTGATGATATCGTATATAAAAAATATGATATTACTCAACTAAAGGGACTACAAATTCGCGGACTAACATCTGGTGTTATCGGTAACGTACTAGCAACAAATTTAGCAACAGAAACTTCCGCTGATACACTTTATGTTAACTATATTAACAGTGGAAACTCTAATGCTGAGTCTACTTTTAGACAGGGTGAAACTCTGGAAGTCATCGATGGTGTCAATACACCACTAATGGTTGTGGGAACAGATGGTAGTGTTCTACCAACTAGTATCGAAGTCAAAGATCCCGACACTAAAGATGTAGTTAATGTTAGCAGTCCTGCTATGGGATTTGCTTCTGGTGTTAAGGTAGAAGAAGGTATCTATTTTGTCAATGGATTTTTTGTCCGCAATGATGAAGATTTACTAGTTATTGATGAGTATTACGACAAACCATCCGCTAAAGTTGGATTTACTATTGTAGAAGAAGTTGTTACTCCAGAAGAAGATTCTTCTCTATATGATAATGCTATTGGTAGTTCAAACTATACAGCACCTGGAGCTCATAGACTAAAAATTTCTCTCAAACTAAAAGAGTTTGCTCTAGATGCTATTACCGATAAAAACTTTATTCAACTAATTACAGTAAAGAAAGGTAGTATTCTTAGAAAAGTAACATCTGCTGATTATAGTGTCATCGAGCAGACACTTGCAAGAAGAACATATGATGAAAGTGGTGATTATGTTGTTGACAACTTTACTGTAGATGTAAGAGACTACATCCAGAAAGATGGAAACAATGGTATTTACGCTGTAGATGAATTTGGTCTTTACAACGGACTAGAATCTACCGAGGCATCTAGAAAGATGATCGCTAGTATTGGTCCTGGTAAAGCATACATCAGAGGTTTTGAAATTGTAAATAAAGAGACTAAGTATCTTGAAGTTAATAAGGCAAGAGAAAGTCTTACTACAGATAACGTAACACTCAAAACAAAAGGTCTCCCAACTTATACTATTACTAATGTCTTCGGTAGTGTTCCACTAAACCAAGAAGGATCAGAACTAACTGCATATCCTACAATCTATTTGTCATCAATGTATAATGATGGATATGTTGGTACTAATGGAAATGAAGAAGAAGGAAATTACAGAACTTCTCTAGAACGTAGAGGTAAATTTATAGATCCAAATAGAGCGATCAAAACTCTAACTATCAAAACTGTCAACGACAATTTACCTATTGCTGGTGTTGTTTCATCCGACCTTACAAATCCATCGAGTGCAAATTACTTTGCAAAATTGTGGTATGTAAGAAGTAGAGCAGGAACTAACGTTGTTGACTATGTTGATGTTGTATCTTTTACAAAGGTATTCAAGCCAGCGTTAAATGATAACATTGATGATTTGTCAGCTCAATATTTAGAAGTTACTGTTGTTGGTAACAAGGCAGACTTGGAAAGAACATTCCTTGAGTATGACGAGAGTTCAGGTGAAAAGTATAGAAAAGTATTCCTAACTCAAGCAGACGCTCTAGGTGACGAAAAGGAAGATAGTGGTTCTGTTACTTATGGTAGAGTTGTTGATTATAGCGATACTATTACTCCTGTAATTGGTACAGTAAAGCCAAGTAACTTTTATCTTAAAAGCAGAGGAACTGGATTTAATAGCGATCTAGATAAAGTTATCTCACAGGGAAATCTTGCTAATGGATCCAAGGCATACAATGCAATCTTTGGAATGTCATATTTTGACCCACAGTTCTTTACAAAAATTACATTAGAAACAGAACCAGCAGATGGATCTTATGGTATTGGTAAATACATTTTTGGATTGACTAGTGGTGCATATGGCGTCATCGAAGGACCAGCGGCAGGTAACTATTCATTTGGAAGAAGACTATTCGTTAAAACAATTTCAGGAAGATTCCTACCAGGAGAAACACTAAAGGATGAGGATGGTGTTCTAACAAAGATTGCTACAGAAGGAACTATTTCTCACTTTATTGTTAGTGAGAGAGGTGCTGGTTATTCCGATCCTAAACTAAAAATCGATGGTGTTGAATTTGATGAGACTCAAATTACTTTCGGTCAGGTAGGAGAATCTATCTACAGAATCGATATTCTTGATCGATCAGCAGTAAGTACCGTGTATACAAAACCACCTTTGGTAGTTCCAACTTCAGTAGGAACTATTACGACTCCTTGTGTTTTAGATACCGTACTACACAAAAATACAGTCGTTACTTATACTCCAAACAATGTAAAATCACTAGGTGCAACTTATGGTTCTGGTGGTGTCAATACTTTCACCGCAGATGTTTTGATTGATGACAGAGCATATGGTGAGTTATATGATGTTACTGCCTTTACATTCTTTGGTAAGATGGGAACAAAGTTCCTAGAATCTACTAGCTTTAGTGCCAATGCATCTTCTGTATTACAGCAAGGTGATTTGATTCAATTTTCCGATTCAGAAAACAATGTAATTAGAGCAATCGTTCAATATGCTACAGAGCAAAAAGGATCTGCCAAATCTAGAATCTATATTGACGAAACATTATATCGTGACGTTAATGCAACCAGCGTTGTAAGATTCCGTCCTAAATTAGGAAATCCAAATGGAGGAACGTTATTGTTCCCAACAGGCAGTAGATCAATCTCTAAGATTGTAAACAGTCCAGAAGATACAAAGATCGTATATAACTTTAGAAGAGACTTTGTAACATCTGGTTCTGCTGGTGGTGGTCTAATTACGTTTGCAGCACAATTACCATTTGGTACGCAGAGATTTACTGCTTTCAATGAAAACAACTATATTGTAACCGTTCTTAAAAAGAATGATGCAGACCTAGTTTCGGAAGGAGATATCGTATACATTGATCCAGATCTTGTAGAAATCAGATCTTCTACAGATACCTCTAGTGGATTAACCTCTGGTAGCATTTCATTTAATCTACCAACAAATTATTTCAACTCAACTTCGTTAACAGAAGAACAGTTGCAAACATATACAGCTCCTATTCTTAAGTTGTCTGCAACTATTGAAGTCAGTAATGCAAAACCAAGACTCAAGACTGCTGTAAGAAAAAAGAGAATTGTTGTAGATTCCGCTGGAGACAGAGTAATTCCTTTCAGAGGAACGGATTATGATAGTAATGCAGTAGAAATTTTGTCATACTCTGATGCTTTTAGATTACTTTATGTCTATGAGGGAACCACAACTGCTCCTCCAGAAATTGATAGTGCAGGCAATTTAGTTTCTGGTTCTGATATTACCAGCAGATTTACATTTGACAACGGTCAAAGAGATACACTATATGATGTTTCTAGAATTAACTTAAAACCAGGAGCAGAATCTCCTGTAGGTCAGATTGTTATTGCATTTGATTACTTCGAGCATTCACAAGGTGATTTCTGTACTATCGATTCATATCTACATGAGGCAGGTGTTTTAGAAGACGAGATTCCAACATTTGAATCATCAGTTCTTGGTACAGTTGAATTGAAGAACCTAATTGACTTTAGACCCAAGGTCAACAGTCAAACTATTCTTGCTGGTTTCCAAGATACTGCATCTCTAGAAGTGACTGGAAGTAACTTCTCTGGCGTTGGTTCTGTATTTGCTGCTACACCAGCACCAGACAATACCCTAGAATATACCTTCAAGTTTAGTCAGATTCAATATCTGGATCGTATGGATGGTGTCTTCCTCAACAAGAACGGAGAGTTTATTGTTAAAGAAGGAAACTCTTCACTCAACCCATCAAAACCAGATCCTGTTAAAGATGCTGTTCCTCTCTTCTATCTTTACATTCCTGCTTTTACAAAGACAACTAAGGATGTAAGAATTACTCCTGTAGATAACCGTCGTTACACAATGCGTGACATCGGTAAACTAGAGAAGCGTATTGAGCGTCTTGAGTATTACACCACTCTAAGCATTCTAGAGCAACAAGCTCTTAACATGCAAGTTAAAGATGAAATTGGTCTAGACAGATTTAAGTCTGGATTCTTTGTTGATAACTTTGAAACTCATGGTGTTGGTGCTCTGACATCCCAGGATTATCTTTGTTCGATTGACAGCAGACAATCTGTTCTAAGACCACAATCTAAAGAAGATTCTATCAAGTTGGTAGAAGTCAACACCAGAGAAGACCAAAGAGTAGTATCTGGATATGCAAATACAAATGGAATCGTAACTCTTCCTTATAGTCAACTTTCGCTATTAGGTAATGATTTCGCTTCTAAGACTATTAATCCAAATCCATTTGTAGTCGTCCAATATGTTGGTGATGGAGAAATTTCTCCTGCTATCGATCAATGGTACGATCAGACAGTTGCTCCATTGGTTGTAGATACCAATACTAGTATCTACAATATTTTCTTGGCAAAAGATAATGTCAAAGAAAGTTTCGCAAGTCTATACAATTCATTTATTGTAAACTGGGTTGGAACAGCTCCATCATTTACTTCAATCAATTCTCTTGGAGAACTAAACAGTAACAGTTCTACTGCAGAAGTTAAGGCAGCATCAGTAGGAAGTACTTCAAACATTAGTCCACAGAACAATGAACTTGCTAAGGGAGTTCAAAGTAAATCTGTTGGCGAAAACTCTGTTGGAACAGCACTTCAATTCTTTGCTAAGTCACAGGAAGTTAAGTTTGTAATTAGAAGACTAAAACCAAATACTAAAATTAACGTATTTTTAGAAGGCAGAAATATCAACCGTTGGGTCAATCCTGACCTGAAGTTTACTGGTATTGCTGGTAACTCACTATCAGCATTTAATGGTGAGATTATAACAGATTCAAATGGCAATGCTAGCGGTATTATTCTAATTCCTGGTGGAAAAGCACCTGCTAAGAATGCTACTTGGGATGGTGATATATCAGGTCTAGATTTTGATGCATCATCGGAAGAAATCCGATTTACTACTGGAATTCTAACACTTAGATTTACTTCGAGTGGTGTTGATGCACCTAAAGCTACAGTAGATACTTATGCAGAAGTTAAGTATTATGCAACAGGTATTCTACCAGAAAATCCTGTCAGTATTATTTCAACAAAACCATCGTACTTTAAGTCTAATGAAGGCGTTCAATTTGTTGATAGCAATACTGATAACCCAATCAGACCTAATCCACTGGCACAGACTTTTAAAGTCGAAAACTATGAAGGTGGTGTATTTGTTACTAGCGTAGATCTATACTTCAATAAGAAGAGTTCTTCTATCCCAATTAAGACTTACATTACAAATGTAGACTTTGAAAAACCAGGCAAGAACATTGTCCCAGGAACTGAGAAAGTTCTAACACCAGAAACATATCTAAAAGTATATGCTAACGGTAATGTTTTAGTGACAAAGGGAGAATATGTTGTTGGAAACAGCTCTGCTGCTTCTGGTCCAATCTTAAAAATTGTTGATAAGAACGGTGTTGATTTAGTGCCATCTTCTACTGGTATTTTTTCTCTCACCAACGAACAAGTTTATACTCTAGTCCTAGAGAATCACAATGGTCGTTCATTCTTGCCAAACGAGCAACTTACTATTCCATCAGTAACTTTGGCTAACGACACAGGTGGTACTAATCTAGTTCTCACAATCGCTAAGGACAGTGGAAAATTATCTGAGATTAGAATTCTAAATCCAGGTCAAAATTATGACAATGCAGTATTTACTATCGAGAGTCCCCAACTTCCTGGTGGATCTGTTGCAACAGCAACAGTAAATGTATCTGGTGGTAAGATCTACAACACCGAGGTTTCTATTCCTGGTTTTGGATATACCGAAGCACCTTCTGTTGTAATCAGAGGCATCGGTAATGGCGCTGGAGGATGCGAAGTAGAGACATTGATTGATATTGACACACCAGCAGTTAGAATGGGCGTAGCAAGCGATTTCGTGGGTCTCACGGAATCCACTACTCCAACCAACTTTAAGTTTGATTATCCAGTATATCTTGCTAATGATACTGAGTATGCTTTGGTTGTTGAGACTGATTCTAATGAGTATATGATGTGGGCGTCTAGACTAGGCGAAACTGATCTATCTACCAGCACAGTTATTACCACTCAACCATCTTTGGGTTCTGTATATAAGTCACAGAACACTGAAAGTTGGACCGAAGATAACTTCGAAGACATCAAGTTTACTCTCTACAGAGCAGAATTTGATATCAGTAGAAATTCGGAACTACTAATCAAGAATAAGTCACTTGGATTTGAAAAACTAGGAGTAGATTCTATTGAAACTAATGCTACTGCATCTTCTATTGCCACTTCACCTCTCTTTAAAAATAATAACAGAATTCTCAAAGTACATCATAGAGATAATGGTTATGAAGGAATGGGACATTCATACGTCTTCTTTAAAGGAAGTGGCAGTGTTGGTGGCGTAACATCTGAGGCGCTTAATACTAACTTATATCAAGTTGCTAATTCTGGTATCGATACTTATACTATTACATCTCCACTATCTGCGTCTAAGACAGCTGTTGGTGGTGGATCTAACATGTATGCTACCTTTAACAGAAAATATGAAGTTCTATATCCACAAGTACAATACTTGACTGTAACTGGAACTAAACTCGATACTGAAGTAAAAACAACTAATGTTGTTCCTGTTGATTCCTCAACGACTAACTATACCTCATATTCACAAACCGACTTCGAGAGAACTTTCTTAAACGAACCGCATTACTTTGACAATCAAAAGTTCATTGCTTCAGATATTAATGAAACCCTCAATAATATCAATAGATCATTAACATACAAAATGAAGTTGTCTTCAGATCGTTCATATTTGTCACCAGTTGTTGATCTTTCCTCTTGTAGTGTCAAGACTGTATCTAACAGAATTGAAAAAGCAAGCGGTCAAGAAGATAGATACGGTAGAAGAGATCAGATTCTAGAATTCTATCCAGTATACAAATTTGCTGTTGCTATTACTACTCCAGAAGGTCAGGAGACTCCAAGCATCTTTAACAACCAAAGTGTTAAGGGTTCTACTTCACAGGCAACAGGATCTGTCGCTAAAGTAGAAGGTAATAATGTTTGGATTAAAGTAAGAACTAAGCAAGGATTTGTTTTAAATGAAAATCTAGAATTCACTCAGTTTACAAACAATACTGATTTTTCTGGATCATGTGCTGTTGGATCTATCCCTCTTCTAGTAACACCTATTATCAATAGTTCTACTCAATCTCCAGCAGGTGAGGATATCAATATTGTTGCTAGAAATCCAGTTGAATCTAAGATTACTGAGACATACGATAATAAGATTACTGGAAGATCTGTTATCTGGAATAGAGCAGAAAGAAAACTTACTGTAAGAGTTGACGCTAAACCAATTAATGATAATTATACTGCTAAGATCGTTGACTCAAATCTATATACCAGAAACAATATCATTGCAGATCAACAACCTGACATTTTCCGCGTAGGAGATATTATCTCATACGCTACTCAACCCGAGGATGAAGCGTTCTTGGTAGAGGTTGCTAAGGTATCATATACTAATGGTATTGACTTTGTTCCCGAAGATTCTACAAAGAACAGTTCTTCTGTTGCTAAGTATGTAACTAAAGAAGTTTATATTGCAAGTCCTGCTACTGCAATTGACGTACACATCCTAGCAAATACTACAGATATCTCCAACATCGAAGTTCTTTATAAGTACAAAAAAGCCTCTAGTCAAGAGAACTTTGGAGATTCTGAGTGGTTCTACTTCAATGAATCTGGAGAACCAGATAATTTTGAAATTGCTACTGCAGACAATAGTATTTCTAGCGTTGTTGAAAAACAGTCATCATACCAAGATCTTAAGTATAGTGTAGAAAATCTACCAGAATTTTCTTCCTTTGCTATTAAGATTGTTATGAAGGGTGTTGACCCATCATACATTCCTAAGATACAAGACATTAGAGCAGTTGCTGCATTCTGATTCCGCGCATGGACTACATTAAAGTCTCGGGGCACAATGGTCTCGTAAGAGACCAAAACACAGGTGCCATCATTAATTTGGACGAATCTGCTATTGAAGCCAGACGTAAATCAAAATCACTAACTTCCGCGTTGGAAGACATAAATATGTTGAAGAACGAAGTTTCTGAAATAAAGTCTTTACTGCGAGAGTTAATCGAAAATGCCAGCAATCACCGTCGCTAGAACAGATACCTTCGAACAACAGAGGGTAAAGATTAATGAAATCTCGGAACAAATTTTTAGTATTAATGCAGGTGGTAGTGATCTACAAACAGGCATCCTAAAACTTGGTGATGGATCAGTTGACAATCCAGCTCTATCGTTTACTTCAGATAATCAACTAGGATTTTATCGAGTAGACAATAGTGTCTTAGGATTTGTTGCCTCAGGAAAAAAACTTACTAATCTATCACCAGATTCTTTTATTTCGTTCAAAGATATTATTACTCAAAAGAACATTGTTGGTGAACTTGTTATTACAAATCCTGGTCTAAACTACGACCCAGGAAATTATAACAATATTCCAATTACTGGTGGTATTGGTAACAACTTAACTGGAAATATTACTGTTAGTGAGTATAACGGAAACATCACATCAGAAGGTTCTGGTTACGACTTTGGTGAATATAACGACCAGTATCTAGAAGGTGGTAGTGGTACTGGAGCAATCTGTTCCTTTACTGTAAAGGGTGTTGATGGTGCTATTACTGATGGTGGTAGTGGTTATTACCCAGGAACATATGAGAACGTTCCTTTTACAAATATTTCAAGTAGTGGTAGTGGAGAAACTGCTACTGTTACTGTAACTGGCGAAGTTAATTATAATGGAACTATCACTAATGCTGGTAGCGGATATAACCAAGGAACTTATAATGGAGTTTCATTCTTCAACTCCCCACAGCAAACTTTCGTAGTAACTACTGTTTCAAATCCTGGTAGTCCACCACCTTCAAACGTATACCAACTTGATGGCAATACTCAACAGGCACTAACTCTTGATGCTGGAAACACATATAGATTTGTCATTTCCGATTCGTCGAATGACGGTCATCCTTTAATCTTTAGAAATACGAATAATACTGCTCTTGATCCAGGAGCATTTGTTACTCAAAATGGAACTGGATTCATTGATCTTATCATCAAACCAGGAGCTCCTTCTGGAGATATTAAATACGATTGCTCTATTCACGAGGGCATGGGTGCAACTATTACAGTTCAATCTGGAACAGTTGGGGAGCACGGCAATGGACTCCTTTGTGATGCTATTGTAGATTCAAATGGCAATGTAACTACAATTAACGTTCTAAACATTGGTGAAGATTATAATCCTAACGATGTTCTACAATTAAATCTAGCAAATGGAACTGGATTTGAATATACTTTAGGTGCTACAACAACATACACTGGTGTCGTTACATCTGTCGATACAAATGAAAATGGTTTTGGATATCTGCAGAATGATGTTCTATCTATCGATCAAGCAAATCTAGGAAATGTAGGCGGTAGTGGATTTGAGTTTACTGTCACTACTATTCCAGGTATTGTAAGTTCATTCAGTTTCAGCATTCAGGGAACTGGGTATCAACCTGGGGATACACTAATTCTGCCTGATGAGACTACTGGAGTTACTGGTACTGTATTTGGTACTATTTCAGTTCAAACAAACTTCACTGAAAATAGTACGACCGCTACGGTTTCAAGTACAGCTCAACTTATCAATGGAATGGAAATTACTGGAACTACTAACGTAGACCCAGGAACAACAATTACCATTGTAAATGCTACAACCATCACACTGTCAAGTGCCGCTACGGCAACTGAGTCTGGCGTTCCTGTTGATTTTACTACAAGTCAATCAGCAAATCAAATTCAAGTAAGTAGCACTACTGGACTTTTTCCAGGAATGTCATTGACACAAACTGCTGGTAATGCAGACTTGTTTAGTGGAGCTACAATTGATGAAATTGATTATTCCACAAATACGTTAACAATGTCCGATGATAGCAATGAGCCAGGCTCTGCTACCATGACATTTACTCCTGCATATGGTGCAAATCCAACTACAGACTTTACATATGTTGTAAATGATCTCGGACCCATTACTGGACTTGCTATCAATAACCCTGGTAATGGATACGAACAGTTAGATGTACTTTCAGTTAATCCAACTAATCTGGTAAAACCAACAATATATGAAGTAAGAAATATTGATATTCAAAAAATTACATTTACTACTGCAATTACTGCAGGAACTTTCTCTGTTGGAGATAGATTAACTGCAAATGGCGATGATATATATGAAGTTGTTCTTGTAAAAGAGTCTGCAACAAATTTACTTTATCTCATAGTAGAGGGATCTGATTTTAGCACAGACGGACAAGAAGAGTTGACTAGACAAAGCGATTCTTCTACCTTTACTACAGATACGGTAGTAAATTCTTACAGATTTACTCTTAATAATCAGATTGAACCATCAATCACTTTAGAAGCTGGTAGTTCATATGTGTTTGACATTGCAGATAGTTCTAACCAGAACCATGAATTTGCTCTTAGTAAATTCCCAGATGGTCCATGGAGTCCAAGTAGAGTAACAAAAACTGCAACTATTACTGCTGGATCAAATCAAATTACTGTTGACGACACGTCTTCTATTTCAGCAGACATGGTAATCACAGTAGTATCGGGACAAGGTGTTGTTAATAACACCACCGTTACTGCTGTTGTAGATGGAACTACACTAGAGATTAGTCAGAATGCTCTTGTAAGTGGAACCACAGATCTAGAATTCCGTGGTGTTGAATATACAGATGGAGTAACTAGAGATTCTAGTTTTGTAACAATTAACGTCACTTCATCAACTCCAAACCCTCTTTATTACTATTGTCGTCTCGAAGGAACTCATGAAGATGAGGGTGGTTTTGATGGTGATGAGGTAGCACTTACGGTAGATCAAGGTGCTACAAGAACTTATGGTTCTGGCGCTACCTTTGTGGCTGCTTCTATTAATACAGAAGATAGTTTTTATGTAGATGTAGAAACTGGTACAATCACAGCATCTATTCTAAATGCACCAGAAATCAATAGCACTGATTATACTGGAACTAATTTAACTAAATCTCCTTTTGTTGAGGGCAGCACTTATGTAAGAACTCCACAAGTAAGAGATGCTGGTAGTGGACTTAGCATTCAGACTATCAACGCCAATTTTACTGGTAACATTAATGTTACAGATAAAGCAGTTATTACTGGTGCTACAGGTAACATTCTATCGCAAGGAGAAATCAAAGTCATCGATAGATTTAATTCTAACGATAGACTTCAAATCAAAAATAACATCATCTCCACAACATCAAATGATAACGTAGTCGTTCAACCATACTCTGATAGACTTTTTAAAATTGATGCTCCAACTGGAATTGTAATTCCAAAAGGAACAGATAGTCAGAGACCTACTCAATACGCAGAAAATGGAGCAATCAGATTTAACACTGACTCCAATCAGTATGAAGGTTATAGCGATATTTCTGGAGCTGGTGTGTGGTCTTCTCTTGGTGGTGTAAGAGACCTAGATGGTAATACCTACATCAAAGCAGAAGCAAATCCTGGCGCTAATGATAATACACTTTATTATTATAATGATGATATTTTAGCATTTAGAAACACAAAGAATAACGTAATTCTTGATGCTGCCAAGACAATTAAATCATCAAATACTGTAGGAGTTACTTATACCAATTGGGTTGCAAACCTAGCGGTATTTACTGGAAACTACTTAAGATACAGAAACAATGTATATGAAGTAACCTTGTCTGGTACTACTGGAACTAGTGGCAACCCACCAGTTGATACTTCGGGCAATGACTTTACTAACGGTACTGCAACTCTAAAATGGATTCAACTTGCTGTAGGAGAGATTGTAATTGATGAAGTATCTCAAGTAAGAATTGGTCCATTTGGAGATATCCCACTCATCATTGGTGGTGATCTTAGATTAAAAAACAATGTTATCAGCACGGACATCAATGATGTAGTAATCAAACCACTTACTGGTAAGAAAGTTAAAATTGATGCAACAACTAGTATTGCAGTTCCTGTTGGTGACGTAAACCAAAGAGGTAGTGCAATCCGAGGTTCCTTGAGATTTAATACATCTGCAAGTCAGTTTGAAGGATACGACGGAACTAACTGGGGTTCTCTTGGTGGTGTAAAAGACGTAGACCAGGATACTCAAATTAAAGCAGAGTCCTCTGCTGGTACTGATGAAGATACTTTGACCTTCTTCAATGAGAACGTCTTAACATTAACGCTAAGCAAAAATCAACTATCATTTGAAAACATTGATGTTGTAAGATCTGTAGTCAGCGATGAATTTGAATTAACGGCATCACTATTAACTCTAGATAATGCTGCAACAACATTAGACAACACTACAGCGGATACAACTTTCTTACACACTTCCAAGCAATATTTTAAGATTGGTCTTTCTGGTGGTATTAATGTAGATCCAGTTCTAACGCTATCTAATGATGGTGACCTATTCTTTAATACTGCATTTGGAACAGGAACTCCATCGAATATTAAGTTGTTTGATGCAGACTTAAAAGTCTTTGAAACTACTGATCTTAGAGTCAAGACTGCAGATGTTGTTCTCACCAAAGGAACTATTGATAGTGCGGTATTCAATATTTACGAAACTGCTTCAAGCAAAGGAGCAAAGATTGTATTGATTGCAGAAAATACATCTGACAATGAAAAAGAGTTTATTGAGTTTGGTGTTACAGATGATGGTGCAGATGTATTCTTTACTGAATATGGTAATATCCAAACCAATGGAAAGTTATTCACCCCAACATTCGAACTCACGGCTGGAGTGGTAAGACTAAATATCACAGTAGGAGCTACTGTAGGAAACACACAGACTGTAAACCTAACCATTGTTTCACACATTACTAAGAAATAAACATGGCAACAACTAGAGATAAGTTTGATTCTGTGGGTGGATTTTCCATCGCAAAGACCACGGTGGTTGATGAAAAGAGAAATGCCAAAGATTTAAACTCTTTGGAAATTAAGAACACTCATTTCACAGATAGTTACATTCATAGATTTATTATGAGAGGTTCTGGTACTGCTATTTTGTCTATCGACAATGTAGGATCACAAATCCCACTTACAAATAACACTCTTAATTTTATTACGGGAACAATTGTTGGTGCTGATCCTCTTGGTAATGTATATTCTTTAAAATTAGAAACTGCAGTTTTAGCAACTGGAGCAGGTGCAACAACAGTACTATCCACAATGACAACAGTTATCAAAGACGATGTTCCTACAGGTCAGACTTGGACTATCGCACCATTGTCATCAGTAAATCAATTTAGTTACACGACAAATATCGCAGGTACTACAAACCAAATTAAGTGGGTTGCTGCAACGGAAGTCGTAAGCATCGAGTGGGCTTGATGCTAAATATAACAGAGGAAATAACGGCGGGAGCTAGGCAAGCACCATGAGTTTTAATATCAATTCCGATAAAGAAAGAATTAGAGGCGTTGCTCCTCAATTAATCGGGGATAATGAACTAGCAATTAGAGGTGGTACTGGTTCCAGTGAACGAGAGATTCTAAGAACTCTACTAGACGAGACCACTGGATTGCCTCGTGTTGGTATTAATAGAACAGGTCAGCGAGTCAATAATATTACTATTACTGCTGGCGGTTCTGGTTATACCATTGCTCCTGCTGTTTCTATTGCACCTCCAACAACTCCTGGTGGAATCAGAGCTCTTGCCACTGCTTTTATCTTTAACGGACGAGTTGTTAACGTTGCTATCAACGAGCCTGGCAGTGGTTATACAGAAGCGCCACAAATCACTTTTACAAGTGATAACGGATTTGGTGCTGCTGCTGAAGCTTTCCTTGATACTGTTGACTTCGAACTTGATATCAACGGTGCTATTAGAACATCAACGTCAATCATTTCAGATACGGCGAGAGTTCTGAACTTAGACATTGATAACTTCGTTACTCCTGACCTAGTTCTCAGAGGTCCAAATTTTAAAACTTTTGTCAATAATACTGGAACTATTTGGGATTCCAATGTTATTCTACAGAAAAATACCTACAGATACTTTGGTGCTAATGTTTATCAAGCACTGAATACAGGACAAACTGGAAGTGAGGCTCCTACACATACTGATGGAATTGAACTCAACGGAGAAGTTCAATTTAAGCATATTGGTTACCGTGTAGAAGACGAAAATGCATTTGGATATAACCAAACTGGAGCTGCAGGTGTCTATCCAAGATCTATCACTCCTCTGCTAGGTGATCGATCAGATAAAATTGCAACTACCGAATACGTCCTTAACCTAGCAACGAATGACGTTGGTGGTCGTATTTACGTTTCACAGCAGATTGGTAACGACGAGAATGACGGTCGTTCTGCTGTAAACCCAGTCAGAACAATCAAGAAAGCATGTCAGTTGGCATGGACTACTCCTGGTGTTAAAGAAACAATTATCGTTTCTGGTGGTGATTACGTAGAAGATAACCCAATCTCTATTCCACCTGATGCATCAATCGTTGGTGATAACCTTCGTCTGGTAATTATTAGACCAGCGAATCCTAACAAACACATCATGAAGTTCGGTGATAAGAACTATATCATTGGTGTTACGTACCGAGATCAGGTTGACTCTGTTGGAGATGCAGTCGCCACTTGGGACTTTGCTATGGTCTTTGACGATAAGCAAAGAATTCTAGTAGACTCTCAAGCAAATGGAGATTTTGGCACTTTCTTCCCAGTCGGTCATCAGATTTTTGGACCAGATCAATTCCGTGTTGACTTCCAAGAAAATACAGGTGGTGCTAATTTACAAGCAGGTTTAGAAGTTGTCGGTCTAAACACTGGTTCGAGAGCAACTATTATTGATGTTAACTTTGATACTACCATTGGAGCAGATGCATATCTGACTGGTACTCTCGACGTTACATTGACTAGTGGTTCTTTCCTAGAGGGTGAGAGTTACAGATATATTATTACTGGTACAAAAGGTAATCCAATTACCCTCAATATTACACAAACGGCAGGTAAAAATATCTTCCGTACAACAGATGATCCTGATACAATTATTCCACCAGGAACTTACGTTCACTTAGATGATACTAATGATGCAAACTTCACGGAAGGTTTCTATGAAGTTGCTGGAATCAACGATGATAATTCGCCAACATATTGGGACATCACTGTTGTACCTATTTTAGGAGCTCCAGAGTGGGATAGTGAAGTAGCAGCATCGATTGATATTTCAGAAGCAACAATCATACAGAACCAAATTGATACCACTGCTCTAAAATCAATTAGAGCAGAAGGTGAGGTTGTTTCTGTTGATGATAACTACAGCTCCCCACTACCTATTCAGCGTATTGATTTTACCCTACAAGGTGATCCAAGTATTGCTACGGGTGGTTTCCAAGAATCACAGTTTGGTAGTGCTGAGGATCTTGGTGGTATTGTACTTTATACTAATGAACTAGTCGGTAGAACTAATATCCATGACTTCAGAGAAGGACAAGAAATTTTCATTGAAGGTCTACCAACATTCCCAATCGATTGTTCTCCTCTAAACGGTTATCAAAGAATTTACAAGATTCTTGAGGACGCTGACGGTCGTTCCAGAAGATTTGTCATTCCCAAAAAATTCCCTGCATATGCAGTAGATCCAGGTGATGAGTCATACTCACACTTCGATCCAGGACAAAACGCAACTGTTAGATCATACACAAAGTCTGTTACTCTAACACTACTAAACTCTCCAAACACTTTCCCACTAGCAACTCCTGTTGAAAGAAGATTCCAGGACGCTGTTACGTTTATCCGTAACAACAGAGACTTCATTGCAGATGAAGTCGTTGGAAGAATTAATGATGAGTTTAAGAAAGAGTATTTTGCTGTATACAACATTGGTGGTACACCAGCACAGCAATTTACCCCAACTGATGCAACTTATGATCCAGCAACTGGTGAGGCAGTATTTACTGTTGCAAACCACGGATTGCAAGTAGGTGATGGAATCAGAATTCAAGATGAGTCTATCATCTTCACCTGCGCCATGGACGGTAATAAAACCGAACATGCAACACCAGAAAGTCATCACTATGCTAGCAACAGAACTCTAAATGTCGATGCAGTAACAACAAATACGTTTACTGTTAATGTTGGAGCATCTGGAGCTAACCAAGAATTTACTCCTTCTGCTGCTACCTATGATCCATCAACAGGGGATATCACTCTAAACATTGGATCACACACCCTGAGTGTTGGTGAAGGTATTGTATTTGCAGATAACTCCATTAGCTTTACTTGTACGATGGACGGAAATGATTCCGTCAAGACATATCCACGTCCAGGAATCGATCCATATGCAGGTAAGTCAACTAAAATTACTGCAGTAACTGAAACCGAAATTACTGTTAATATTGGTGCATCTAGAGAGAACGAATATTTCACTCCTACTGATGCTACCTACAATCCTTCCACAGGTGACTTGACTGTTACTGTCGGTCAGCATGGTCTTGGTGTTGGTAGAAGTGTTGTTCTGAACGACAATTCGTTTACTTTTACATGTGCTAAAGATGGTAACGCAACAGAGCACACATATCCAAGACCAGGAATTGATCCATATGCAGGTAAGTCTATCACTATTACTGCTGTTGGTAGCAATTCTCACACAGTAGAATCAGCATCATATAATCCTTCTACTGGAGTAGCTACGATTGGTATTACCAGTCATGGATTTACACAAAATGATTACATCTTACTAGAAGACAATAGTCTTACTTTTACATGTGATCTAGATGGAAATGCTACTCAGCATACATATCCAAGATCATATGACTATGCAAGTGGCAGATGGTTAAAGATTAGCAACGTAACATCGAATACATTTGACGTTAACGTTGGAGCTTCAACTGATCTATCAACACACAGTTTTGTTTCCGCAACCACCAATGGATTGAAGAGACAGGATGGAACATTTACTATTAATGTTGGAACATCATCCGATACTTCCGTTCATACATTTGTACCAGGCGACGAAAATATTAATGCTATCAAGCATGAGCCTAGAGCAGTACACACATTTGCTGGCGCTACAACTGGAGCAGTTAAGCATCTACCACAATCAGCTCATACGTTTAAGAGATCAATTGCCAATGCAATCCAAGTTGGTGGTTCTACCTTTGATATCTTCCTCGGTCCATCTAGGTTCGAGCACACATATATTACTGGTGGAACGGTAACGTATAATGGTGTTGATTACACTGTAAACGATTTCAACTATGACACTGCTGTAACTGGAGTTGCCACTGTTAGCACAGTAAATCCAATTGCAACGATTTCTGAAGATGAGATTGTTAAGATTGCTGGTCTGGAAGTTGAATGTTCTAATGGAACTAAAGTATATCCAAGTTTTAATATTCCTGTCAGTGACGAACAATGTAAGCAAGACATCGTACACTTCCTCAATGCTCTCTGCAGAGACCTTGAATTCGGAACTAACCATAATGTTATTGAGGCAGGTCAAAAGTACGTTGTCGGTGCAAAGATTGATTATGTAGAAAATGAGATTATTCAGACAGTTCGTGCAATGGAGTATGCTAGAACTCTAGCAACTTATGCAATGAGAAACTGGAGAACCGAGTATGGTACTCCATCAGATCCAGTTTATGTTCCTGAATATTCTTCTGTCCCAAGATACTTTGATCCAACAGTAATCACAGGCACCGCATTATTGAATGCGGATGGAACAGTAAACAATAGCGGATATGCTTGCAATGATGTAAGAGCTGCTATTGACACTCTAACATATCTCTTCATTGATGTTGTTGCTAATAACACTAATGGAACATATCTAGATGCTGCATATCTAATTGCAAGAAATAGAGATGTCATTGCAGATCAGGCATTCCTAGATACCCAATCACTATATCCTTCACTCAATCTAAGTGATCTCAACGAGAGAAAGTGTCGTCGTGATATCAACTTTATTCTTGGAGGTCTAATCAGAGACCTTGTTCTTGGTGGAAACTCAGGTATTGTAACAAATGCAGAAGCATATTACACAGGTCTACAACTTACTGGTATTGAGGCAGATAAACTAGATGAAACTCGTTATGCGTATGAAAGAGTAGAACTCTATGCAAAAGCTGCAATGAGAAACTGGAGTGGTGGTAATAGCATTGCCGTAACTCCTTCATTTGCGACTTACGATTCTGCATCTGGTGCTCTATCAATCTCGTTTGCAGATCCAGCACAAGCATTCCCACAATCAGGTAGAGTTGCTTTTAAAGAGGGTGCTCTTACATTCAACTGTTCTTCTAATGGTGGTGGAAATCTTGCTTCTCCTACTCCAACAGACAGAAACTATGGTAAGAGTTTAGAAGTTATTAGTGTAACTTCAAGCAGTGGTGTTACAACTGTAAGTTTGAATGTCGGTGATGCAGGAAGTGCTGCTGGCGTAAGTCACACATACGTTGAGTCTCTCACGAACGGCACTATTCTAATCTACGATCCTGTTACAACAACCACTCCAATTCCTAAGTTTGAAGATTGGAACATTCTTCTTTATCCTTCTGCTCCTATCTGCGCTAATGTAGAAGCAACTATTGATACTGAGTTTGGACTCTTAGACGGAATTCTAGAGTATGCAGCAGATCCTGAATCAGAAACTTCTATTGCACCAGGAGAAACAGTAAAAAATACTGGTACTCTTTGGGATAATACCGATATTATCACATATCCAGATAACTTTATTTACGACCAGAATAACCAGAGAATGGCGATTCGTGGTATCTATGATGACTACCCAATCATTGAAGCATCGCCATACACCCAGAACTCTTCTGTTATCTCCTTCTTAGGTGGTAGCGGTGCTCTGGTTGATGGTTCCAAGGTCAAGCAACCCAACTGTCCTTTCCCAGGTCTAGAGCTAGACGGAACAGCGTCCTTCCCCAACCAGGGTAAGTCGATGGTTGCATCCGCATTCACTATCGTTTCCTTTGGTGGTACAGGATACAAGGTTGTCGAAGATGGTTATACCCAGCTGGTTTCTGTCTTTGTTATCTTCTGTGAAGATGGTGTCCTAGCAGATACTGGTGGTTATTGTTCTATTACCAACTCTGCTACAAACTTCGGTACATTTGCTCTCCGCGCTATTGGATTTAGAAGAGAGGCATATTCCTTTGACGTTGGTACTATTTCAAACGTATCTGCAACTCCAACTGGTAGAACTATTCTACGTGTTAGTGGACTTGGAAGAGAGCCCCTAGAGCACTATATCTGTAAGTTTGATGGATATAGAAATACAGATCCTGAAATTGAGTTCTTCGTAGATGCTGTAGGTGGAGTTACTGTAGGTCCTCCTTTCACGGCAGATCTAACGATTGATAATGGCACTGGAGAACCACTCAACTTAACAAATGTAATTTCTGGTTTGGAAGAAGGTACTCCTCCTGTTGGAGCGACAATCAGACTACACAGACCTTCTATCGTTAACTCCTCTTCACATACTTGGGAATTTGCAGGTTCTGGTACTAACTATCTTGCACTACCTGAGAACGGTGGTACTAAGATTGAAGCATACGAACAGGTTTCCGAACTCTATGGTCGTGTATATGTCTCTGGTACTGATGAACTTGGTGACTTCAAGGTTGGTACATTTGCTAAGATCGAGAACAGAACTGGTGCTATTACCTTCACGGGTACTGTTACCATTTCAGAAGTTGAATTCTTGAAACTGAAAGGTGGAGACGTTGTTGTTACTGGTTTCGACGCATCTAACACTCTTGGTGGCGCTAACTCATCTAACAGCAAGATCCCAACTCAAAAAGCAGTTAGAGATTATATCACTAACAACCTTGGTCCATACATCAACAAACCATATTCAACTAACGCTGTTCCTCAGGCGCTGGTTCAACTTACAGACTCTGGTAAGATTTCTGTAGACCAGATTCCAGCACTCAGACCATTTGAAGTCTACACTGTTGCCGATGAAGATGCAAGACTAGAGATTGAAGGAGCACTCGCTGGTGACATTGCCATCGAACAAGATACATCCACATCATATATTCTAAACAATGATTTAGATAGTCAGTATGTATCGTTTAATGTTGATCCAACATTATCCTTTACTATTGGTGATATCTTCACTGGTAGCATCTCTGGTGGTCGTATTCAAGCAACTGAATACAGACAGGGTGTTGTATACAGTATTCAGTTGACTAGTGGTGGTACAAACTATCTACAAGCATCGCCACCAACTGTTACTATCTCTGGTGGTAACCCTACATCTGGATCTGTTGAGGCAAAAGCACAAGCAACCGTTGCTAATGGTGAAGTTGTTCTTATTGAACTCATTAAGTTCAATGGGTACATCGGTGGTTTAAATTATACCACACAACCAATTGTAACTATTGATGCTCCTCAAGGTGGTGGTTCTCAAGCAACCGCAAATGCATTTATTGAAAGCAGACTATACGGTAATATCGTTAACAGAATTAAGATCGAAGATACAGATCAAATTGAAAGTAGCGATGTTCCTTCTGTTGATATTGATGTCAACAGAGCAGTCAACACATCTTCATTTAATAATGCTAACTGGGTATCTCTATCGAGCAACGTTGTTGATGGTGTTTCTATTACTGGCGGTCCTATCAGTACCGATGTTCTCGCTCAGACTGGAGCTGCAAACTCATACACCTTCTTAAGAGGTGATTCAAGTTGGGCTTTAGCAGTTCAATCTGTCAAGGGAGCAGAGACAAGATACTTCGCACAGTTAATTAGTCAAGTCAATACTGGATCTTCAGAACTTCTCTTCAATACTTTAGCAGATGCACTAATCGGTCACGAGGTACTCAACAACATTGTTGGTATTCAACCAAATACTAACATCACTGGTGTTCTGACAGTAGATGGTGAAACTACAGTTTCTATCAATAACCCAGTAACTGCAACAATTCCAAGCGGAACAATTCTAGAATTTGAAAGAGGATCATCTCCAATGATCTTTGAGTCAACATTTACCCAAGGTAATTTTGTTGATTCCGTAATTATTTCAAATGGTGGTACAGGATTCACAAACGGTCAATACTTTGATGTCGATCTAGTTGGTGGTACAGGTAACGGTCTCAAGTGTAACTTGGTTGTTGCTGGTGGTGCAATTACTGAACTTACCATTACTTCCTCTGGTTCTGGATATGATGGAGACTTTACAATCTCAACCCCACCAACAGAAATTGGTGCTGGTTCTGGTCTAGTCTTACTTGCTAAAGTAAGTACAGTCAATAGACAGTATGCAAACGTTTCGGTTGACATCCAAAGAGTTTCGGATCAAACAATTTCAACAGACCTATTTGGTACTATTGGTGTTGCAAGATTCAAGAAATCTCAGTTCAATATTGGTGTATCTGGTAACGGATCCGTCGAACTGAATGTTGGTGCCGACTCTGGTCTTGATGCTGACCTTCTCGACGGTCAGCAAGGTTCTTACTACCTCAACGCTACCAACATCAGTTCTGGTAGATTGAGTGAGGATCGCCTCTCTGGTACATACAACATCAGTATTGCTAACCAGTCTGGTAACACATTGAGACTGGCATCTGGTACTAACAACCCAACTTCCAGCCCAACTCCAGATAACTTCGTTGGTGGTGTTGTTGCTAACACGATTAATAACAGTGCAAACCTACTCAATGATGGTGGAACCAAGAACATGGTTCTTACCTTCAGAGCAGGTGGTACTAGTTTCGATACCTCATTCGGTGGTGTAAGACAACTTGCATTTACCGATAACGATAACCTGTATATCCGTGGTTCGGGAACTGGTGTTACATCATTCGGTTCATGGGGTAAAATCTGGTCCGCACTCAATGATGGTATTGATTCGGGACTTGATGCAGACAAACTTGATAACAAGCAAGGATCTTGGTATCAAAACGCTCTCAATATTAACTACGGAACTATTTCCGATAATAGACTACCAGACTTTATTGATGATACTGCGTTCCAAGATCAAATTGAAATCAGATATTTCCCTGGCGATAGAAGATATAAGATCTATGTTTCTGGTCTAGTTCTTGCAGCTTCACCATTTGTTCCTGGTGAGGCAGTAAACCTCTACAACGCACAGGGACAGGGTACTGGTACAATCGAGATTGACAACATCATCGTCAATAACGATACCGTTGATAACTCCAATGACTACACAATTATCATTGGTAGACTCACAACTGGTGACTTCGTAGGTGCTCTAACTATCGGTTCTGCAACTGACAGAAAAGAATTCCAAGACTTCACCATTGATGAAGGCAACACAATTAACGTTGCTACACTCGAAAGTGATGGTGGTACAGGTAACCTAAGACTTGGTAGAACAGATGGATCAGGATCATCTCCTGGTATCTACTTTAACAGTTCTGCTCTTGCAGCAACTTATAACGTTGCTCTTGTCGCACAGGGTGGTAACGCTACCGCTGGTTCTGGTACTCTAAACGCTCAGGTACAGACTGTTGATGGATTCTCTATTAATGGTAATAAGATCTGGAACGCAGGTAACATCCAGTTCCAGACTCTGAATGTTGCAGAGACTGCTGTTCTTCGTGGTGCTAACGGACAGTTCTCTTGCGGAACTATTACTCTTGACACTGCAAACGGTGCAGTTATCGAAGGTGCTGCCAACTTGAACGTTCTCAAGGGTGGCGATACCATGACTGGTAATCTCGCCATTAGCGGTACAGCAACTTTGAGTGTTGGTGGAACGGCAAATCTACTAGCAGATGCAACAGTTGGAACTGACTTTACTGTCAACACAGATACATTCTTTGTTGATGCTAGCAACGATTCCGTTGCTATTGGTGCAGCTGCTGCTCCTTCTGGAGTTAAACTAACAATTACTGACGATCAAGCACAAGATGTAGTCGTCGATATTTACTCTCAAAATAATGACTATGATGCAAGATTAAGACTCTTGGGTGAAGGTGGCGATGCAACTACAGAAGGATTTGAAATTCATTATGACAATAGCGTTGGTGATGTTTACTTCAATCAACTATTCAATGGTTTGACAACTGCTGTTGCAATGCACTTCAGCACAAAGAACTTCTCTAATGCTTTAACAATTACTGGTAACGGTAAAGTTGGTGTTAATATGACACCAAATGATTCCTATGAACTAGATGTTACAGGCGATACGAGAATCAAAGATTCTCTTACAATAGGTCATAAGGATGATAATGGTGGTGCTCCATTGTACTTCCTAGGTTCTTCTGGATTCAGAAACTTTGAAGTTGGAAATAATCTCTTAGATGATAACGTATTTGCTATTCGCGCATCTGCAAGTGCTGGTGGTGTTGATTGGAATCCAACAATTCCAGCCCTGGCTCTTACCGTAGATGTAGTACAAGTTGATGACGGTCAGGGAGGTACAACTCCTGTTGACGTTCACAGAATGGCAGTCAACACCAACGCTTTCCAAGGTGTTGATCCAGAAGATTCTACTGTAAGACTCTATGTTGCCAACATCAATGGCGACTTGAATGTCAACGGTCAGTTGTTCCAGAACAACGCACCATTCGTAACATCCAGATGGACCGAATCTCCTAATGGTGATGACATCTATAGAGCATCCAGAGTTGGTATTGGATTCACTACTGATAAAGATCCTGGTTATGCTCTCGATGTTGAAGGTGATTTCAACGTTACTGGTGCTACATATATTGGTGGTGTCAAGCAATATCAAGACTCACAGGGTATTATTAGAGCATACAATACTGAAATTCAGTATGATGTTAACATCGATGCTAACAGTAACAACGTATCAACTGGTCCGATTACCGTGGCACAAGGTGTAAACATTGTGTTCGGTGATAACTCCAGTTGGACTATTTTGTAAACTATAAATAACTATATCTGTTCGTAAATACAATGTCTGTAGGATCTCGATTAAATTGCGATAACATTGAAATTACAAAGTCTTTGAAAACAACTCTATTTGACACTGCTGCTAGAGACGCACTCCCATACGGAAATACTAATCCCGATCAGACAAAAAAAGGTGTGATTATTTGGAATACAGATCTTCAAGGAGGTAATGGTGCATGGGAGTTTTATGATGGAGTTGAATGGACCGAAGTTACTTCAGTAGCGTAAATAAACACTAGGATACAATCATGGAAAGAAGTAGAATTGTTGCTATTCATAACTTAACCACAGGCAAGTGGGAAGTTAGAAAAGATATGAAACCCGTTAGAGAATTGACAATTTCTATTGGTTTCGTTCGTGAAGGAATGAATGAGATTAACTTCAATAAACTTTCTTTTGGGATTAAGATTACCAATAAAGAATCTGGTGATCTACTTCTGAAGAGAAGATACCCTATTGGTAAAAAAGAATATAAAACCAATGGTGGTAATCAAATTTTAGAAAATTATGATTTCATGGTAGATGTATTCGATGATTATGTATTCGAATTTACATCTTCCGAGTCTTCTATCGAAACTCTACACAGAGAAGATGTTACTGTTCCAATGCCACAACAACCATATCCATCATGGATGTGGAATGGAATGGAATGGTTTGCTCCTCTTCCGCTGCCAGATAATTATTATAAAGATGATAGAGTAAAGGATGGTGTTGAGTGGGACGAAGAAGGAAAGCGTTGGATTTTGCTAGTAGATGAACCAGATCCTAGGTTGGCACTAGAACTTCCCGATAGAGTAAATGATGGTAATGATACCGTCGAAGTTCCTAAATACTAAAAACCAGTAAACTAAGCTTGATACAAAATGTCTTCGATTACAGTAGAAACAGTTAATCTAACTGGTCCTCTTAAATTTCCAGTTTTAACCCAGGCAGAGATTGATGCTCTGACTGATTTAGAAGCAGGAATGATTGTATATAATTCTGATATTAATTATCTACAAATTAGAGGTCCATTTGACAACTGGGCGGTAACTAATATTGGTACTGGTAACGACCTTTGGAGTCTTGGAGACGACAACGAATTCCTCTTCAAACCCATTGTAGATAAGGGAGCTAACGAAGGTCCTGCATTAACGGACATACAAAATGAATACATATTCCAGACTCCTGCTGCTGGTAACGTTAGATTCTTTTATCAGGCGAGACAAGGATTCCAAACAGTTGCTATACCAAAAGATGGACTTTATGAGTTTGAAGTTGGTGGCGCAAGAGGTGGTAAATGTCAGAACAGAGGAGTAACTGATATTTACGGTGCAAAAATTTCTGGCGAATTCTACATCACAAAAGATACCAGAATTTCATTTGCTGTTGGATCTGGTGGTGGAGATTATTCATCTCCACACGGCAATGAAGCAGGTGGTGGTGGAGCAACTTGGATTTATGATGAAACAAATGAAACTCTATTGATGTGTGCTGGTGCAGCAGGTGGTTCTGCTAGCAACACATGGGGAACTTCATGTACTAGAGACGTTAATATTGCTAGAGGACAAATTACCCAGGGCGTTCAAGGTTTTACTTGTTATACAGCTGTATCAGCTCCTTCTGTCGGTGAAGGAGGAAATGCTGCTGGTGGTACTCACTACGGCGCTGCAGGTGGTGGATATCTAAGTGATGGTGCTAATGGCGGCACTCACTGTGCTACTGCAATTGGCGGAAAAGCATTTGTTAACGGATTGAAAGGAGGAACAGGAAACACTTGTTATACAACAGGTGGTCTTGCAAACTCTGGTGGATTTGGAGGAGGTGGCGGAGGTCAGCTCTCTGGTCCTGGTGGCGGGGGCGGATACACTGGCGGTTGTACTGCAGGTCAGTGGTCTTCATATAGCACACACGGTGGAGGTGGTGGATCATATAACGCTTCTACTGGAAACACTTCTGCTACTGCAGGTGGTAACACTGGCAGTGAAGGTGGATATGGTGGTGCTGGATATGTTAGAATGACATGGTTGAGTGAGTAAATTTTATGCTTCCCAATCCTTTTGAAGAGGGATTTATGGTTGACGAGGACGTTAGAGCAGATAGAATGGATATCTGTAAGTCCTGCGACAAATTCATCAAACCCTCAAAGCAATGCAAAAAGTGCATGTGCTTTATGCCTATCAAAACTAAATTTAAACATATGTCATGCCCCCTAGGTAAATGGTAGATTATAATATTGATTTACATTTACCCACTAAATAATACACACACTATTCTCAGGTGATAAAAATGGCAATGGACCCAGCACAGTTAAAAGAAAATTTTGAAAGACAAATTGCTGATACAGACAAGCAAATTGCAGAACTAGAAAAAAATCTAGACAAAGCAAAAGAATACAAACTAAAACTCATTGGCGGACTGGAGACTATCGGTCTCTTAGCAGGTGAGGAAGAACCAGCAGAGCAAACACCCGCTGAATAAATACTAAATCCCTTCTTCCTAAATAGGTAAGAAGGGATTTTTTGTGTGTAATGGCATCTCCAAACTCAAGGGCTGATCTTATAACATACTGTAAGAGGCAGTTGGGTGAGCCTGTACTGCAAGTCAATATCGATGACGAGCAGGTCAACAACGTTATTGATGATACCATTCAGTTCTTCCAAGAGAACTGCTACAATGGTATGGAGCGTGCTTACTTATACCACGAAATTACTGCTGACGATAAAGCAAGGTTTGCTGCTAGTGTAACAACTAGTAATGGTACAACCGATTGGAATGAAGCGACTAACTACATTCCAATTCCATCACATGTAACTGGTATCACAAGAGTATTTGGTCTTGTCAGCAACTCAATCCGTTCCAATCTATTTGGCGTTGAGTATCAATTATTCTTGAATGATCTATATGCATTCGGATCACTTGATATCCTCAACTATTATATGACTAAACAATATCTAGAAACTTTAGATATGGTTCTGAATAATGGATCATTCCAGCAGTTCAGATACACAGCACGTCGTGATCGTCTCTATATGGATCTTGATAAAGACTTTCTCAAGAATGGATCTAACATCCTGATTGAGTGTCATCGTATGATTGATCCTAATGATGCGACTGAAATGTATAATGATATGTTTGTCAAAAAGTATGCTACTGCTCTCATGAAGAAGCAGTGGGGTACAAATTTAATTAAATATAACAACGTCCAGTTACCTGGCGGTGTTACTCTTAACGGTAGAGAAATCTACACAGACGCACTAGCAGAAATTGAGAAAATCGAAAGCGAAGTTCTCAGCAAGTATGCAATCCCACCAATGGATATGATCGGATAAGATGCCTACAAGTCCCTACTTTCCAACATACTACCAAGGTCACAGTGGCGAACAGAATCTCGTACAGGATCTGGTGGACGAGCAAATCAAACTGTTTGGTTCAGATGTATACTATATCCCTAGGATAGTTCTGCAAGACAGTACACTGGATGAAGTTAGATACTCCAAGTATCAAGAACAATTCCAGATAGAAATGCTGCTACAGAACGTCATGGGTTTTGGTGACAATGCAGAGTTCATCAGTAAGTTTGGTTTGAGAATTACAGATGAGATTATCTTCCGCGTGTCTACAAGACGCTGGGATGAAGAAGTGGCAGAGCATAGTCCTAATCTCACTGTTACTAGTAGACCCAATGAGGGAGACTTATTGTATTTCCCGTTGACACAAGATATCTACGAAATCAAGTTTGTTGGTAAGGAAGAACCATTCTTCCAGTTTGGTAAGATCCAGTTCTATGCTATCACCGCTGAGATCTATGAACTCGGTAGTGATGACTTTGATACTGGCATCGAAGAAATTGATGATATCGAAACAACATTTGCTAATAGCATTAAACTCTTTATGGACCCTGGTGGTACAGGAGACTTTACTGTAGGTGAGGAAGTTGTTGGAGATGAATTCCACGCTAAAGCAGTAGCAACATTAAGTGGAGATTCTGTCGATGGTATAACTATTAGCGATAGTGGATTGCACTACAATGCTGCTCTTCCACCATCAGTAACTATTACAGGAGATGGAAATGGAGCAACAGCCACTGCAACGGTTAGCTCGACTGGTCTTGTTACTAACGTCCTTGTTACTAACGGGGGTAGTGGGTATACAACTCCTCCTACTGTTACTATTGACTACTCACCTAAGGACAATAGAGCAGAAGTCAAGTCCTGGGATAGCGCAACCAGAGCTCTTGAAGTAGTAAACAGAACAGGAACTTTTACAACTGCTGAGACTATAACTGGTCTAACTTCAGGTGCTAAGTGGAGTCCTGAGACATTTGACACTCTAAATAATACGAACAGCAACTACGATCAAAATAGACAGATCGAAAATGAAGCTGATGACATCATTGATTGGACGGAAAGAAATCCTTTTGGTGAAGCTGGTAATTTTACGGGTAGTATCTAATGTTAGGATCACATTTTTACAATCAAATTGTTCGTAAGAACATTATTGCGTTTGGTACGCTCTTCAATAATATTACAATGAAGAGCACTGATCCTAGCAGTGGTGAAGTTTTAGAGGAGCAAAAGGTTCCTTTAGCATACGGACCCAAGCAGAAGTTTCTTGTTCGTTTGGAAGAGAATGCTTCATCATCAAAAGTATCTATCACATTGCCACGTCTCTATTTCGAGATGACAGGAATTGATTACGATTCTTCCCGTAAGACATCACCAATTCAAAAATACAAAACCATTATTGCTGATAATGGTAATGAGGTCAGAGTTCAGTATGTTCCTGTTCCTTATAATCTGAGTTTTGAATTAGGAGTTATTGCTAAGTCTCAGGACGATGCACTACAAATTGTAGAGCAAATTTTACCATACTTTCAACCATCATTCTCAGTAACTCTTAATATGATTCCAGACATGGATGAAAAAAGAGATGTCGCTATTGTTTTAAACAACATCAGCAGCGAAGATGAGTGGGATGATAGTTTTATGCAGCGTAGGTATATTGCATATACATTAAATTTTACAATGAGATCTTATCTCTACGGTCCATATAACACTTCCGATGTTATTAGGAAAGCAATTATTCACGAGACTATCGGGGATGCTGCTGTTAATCGTAGAACCATTACAAGAACTTACACACCCAAAGCAAAAACAGATATCAATGAAGATGGAGTTGTCGATGTTCTCGATGATGTTCTAGTTGAAGCCAGTGATGACTTTGGATTTAATGAAGGAATTGAATTCTTATGAGCCTAGAAGAGAACATGGAGGAGATCCTCAATATCAGTGCTGAACCTGTGGAAGAAAAATCACCAGTAAAGGTTGATAAAACTGATGACGATCGCCAGAAAGACTATGAATATACCAGAGGCGAACTATACAGCCTCATAGATCAGGGTCAGGAGGCGGTCAGAGGCGCTCTAGAGGTCGCTCAGGAGTCAGGGCACCCTAGAGCGTATGAAGTCGCTGTAGCGGCAATGAAGCACGTTGCAGACATGACTGAGAAACTCCAAGACCTACATAAGAAGATGAAGGATCTTGATGAGGAAAAGAAAGGTCCAACCAAGGTCACCAACAACGCTATGTTTGTCGGTAGCACTGCGGAACTACAGAAGATGCTAAAACAAATGAACGGTAACAAACGATGAACGTAGTAAAACTATTAGGAGAGGCAACTGCTCTCACAACTACAGGTCAGAACATTGATCTAGGCACAAGAATTCTATTACAGCACAACCATGCTGGTGGTAACGCTCACCTAGTTACACTCAAGAATGCTGGTGGTACAACACTAGGTAGTCTCTATGTCGCACCACACAGACCACTTGTAATTGAGAAGGAACCAACTGATACTCTAGAGACAGAAGCAGCGGTTACTGATCTCTATGCTACCTCAGTATCTCATTTTGGATAAATAATTTGGTAAACCCTCAGCGTTTATCATGAGAGCATATAAGGAGATCAAGCATCTCGCTGAAGAAGCAAAGAAGAAAGAGAAAGAAGAGAAAAAGTTTTGTAGGCTCTGTCAGAAACCAGAGACTAGAGATGAGTGTTCTTATGGGGAGAAGGCATGGGATCGTTTCGCTGTCCCCATCAAGTCAGTCAAGAAATGATAACACAACTGTGAAAACATTGTAAAGAATGTGAATTATTACTTAGTGAACCTATAATTAGTAAGTGAGTTTTGATATGAAAATGCGTCTCAATGACACTGATATCACACGTCTAATCATTGCTTGTCAACTCTACCAAGAGAAGACAGGTAGTGAATACATGTGGGAACAATATGATGATCTGATTAATAAGCTCAAAACTTATCAAGATCAGTATTCGGTAAAAGAATGAAATTCCTATTTGCACTACTTGCTACACTTTTTCTTGCTACACCTGCTTGGGCTGTAGATGTCATGATGGGTGCCAATGGCAACCTAGTCTTTGAACCTACCGAGGTATCCATCTCTGCTGGCGAATCAGTCCACTTCATCAACAACATGCTTCCTCCCCACAACGTAGTGGTAGAGGATCACCCAGAACTCTCACACGAAGGTCTCGCTATGTTACCAGGCGAGGACTTTGAGTTGACATTCCCAGAGGCAGGAGATTATACTTACTGGTGTGGTCCCCACAAGGGGGCTGGAATGATCGGAACTATTCACGTCTCATGACCCATCACTTTTGGCATATGTTACTCTGTTGTCTTGCTGGTCTAGGTATCGGCACCCTCGCTGTATGGGGATATCAAAAAATTAAAGAAAACAAAAACCATAATCCATGAGGAAGTATATCGTTACAGTAAACGATATCAAGTATGTAGTTTATTCTACAGCATCCGAATGGTTCGTATTAACTTCAGTCATTTCACACATTCCAAATAAAAAAACATGGAGCATTTATTGGGACGGGCACTGCTAATTGTGGCGGTGCCTTTTGTTTTAACCACACTCTACTTCGGAGCAAGGAAAGGTGGATACTATGATACCGAAAACTATAAAGGAAATGGAACAGCACATTGAAGAACTAAAAAAAGAAAACCGCTGGTTAAAAGAAGAGATTCGAAGACTAAGACATATTTTGTCTATGAAAGATGAAAAACAATGGGCTCATCCTAATTCATGTATAAACAATAGCGACCCTTGGAAAACATGGAAGTCCAACTAGGCATTCTTATTTTCATGTGTAGTTTTGGAGTATTTCTTTTTATACTATCGATATTTTCAGAATGATTTTATTCATACGACACACAATGGAAAGTCCCATAGGACTTGGAATACTAGGAATATTGTTGATAGCAGTTCCTATTGCTGGTATATGGGCGATCCATAAATATAACTGGCAACACTGGCAACCTTTTGATAAGAAACATAAATCATGAAACTATGGATGCTTGGCAATCGTCTCACGACTGAGATGTATGA